ATAACTTACACCACTTCCACCACCACTACTACTGCTTGAACTTTTTTCATTAACATTTGTAGAAGAAGAAGATTTTTCGACAGTAACCGTAGGTACTTCAGTACTACCGTGTACGTGTCCTGGTGGATCTGCTTTATGAAGCAATGCACTCATCATAAGTGCATCTTTATTACTCATGTTAATTTCACTCATTGGTTTGCTACTTGAGTGTCCAGGTTTCATATTGTATATGCCTTTGCTACCAGCCATTGCTAGAGCACCTTGTTCTTTTGCTATAGCTTCTACCATTTTTTTCTGACCTGGGTTTAATTTATTTGTATTAACTTTTGCCATTTTTTTAATTTTTTTTAGTTTTTGTTTCTGTAAGGGAATAAAGCGTTCATAGCTTTTCTTCGACCTTCACAGCCGCAAGGTATATTTAAACCTTCAGAAACTACGTCTACCATCTTTTTTATTCCGGTTTTTGTTGTAAAATTTTCTATTGAGTCTCCTAGACCCTTTGGATTTGATCTATACATAATATTAAATTTATCTATGCCTACTGCAACACCATCTTCTTCTAGCGGCTTTACCTCTTTCGCCCTTCCAGCTTCTAGATCTACTGCAGAATGCTTTTTGTCTTTTATATGCTTTAGTGCCAACTTTAACGTCACATTTAGTAACGGCTGTTTTTAGCTTACTACCAGGATTATCCCTTCTATATTTAGCTACACCTTTTTTGGTCATTCCACCACCAGCTGCAGCTCCTTCTTTCTTTTTGTTTTTTACTGGATTGTAATAACCTAGAGATTTTTTCTTTGATGGTGCGTTTTTACTTGGCATATTTTTTAGTTATGTTATAAACTTGTTTTTCCCATGGTAAAGTAGTTTTACCTGCTTGCATACCTTTTCTAGCATACTTTTTTAATGGCTCAAACAAAGTATTTCTAAAATAAACATTTTCGTTATCATAATCAACCAACCCCATACGCATTTGCATAACATGTAAATGTTCATGCTCAGCTGCATGTTTTTTATTTGCTTTGGATAATTTTGAATTAACAAAAATTGTTCTATCATTATTAGCTACTCCCCATGTTTCACCTAAATTTTTTTCAAAAACAGGCACGCTATAGGTTGATAACTCTTTGTTAATACCTAACAATGAATGTATATTGCTTTTCATTTTGTAGCCCATTATCGATCTTTATCTTTTATCATATCATCTATAGCTTTATTATAAACTTTATCAGTATATGATTTATTACCATAAAATACACTACGCTCGCTTGTAGGTAAGTCTTCTTGACCGAGCATTATTCTGTATATACGAGATATAAGTTGACTACATTTAAATGAGGTTTTGTATATACTGTATTTTATAGTTGTTCTATTTCTGTGACGCCATACATCTATCCATCCGGCTTTTCTTAAACGTTCCCATCTATTTTTATCCCATGAATAAGTATATGCACCACTTATAAATTCATTACGTGTAAATCGCGATTTGCAATCTAAATAGACTAAAAGTTCTAAATCAGCATCCTTTAGCCCATAAGTTTTACAGGCCCATTTACGAATGAGCCTATAATATTTTAATAAATTTAATTCTCTTATGTCGTTTGCTTCTATTCTCATTCAACTAAAACAACATCTCGAATAGATATTACATAATACATTTTATCTTTCCAATCAATTCCATGACCAGCATGTTTATCATAATGTATTATATCTCCATCTTTTACACCTTCTGCTAATGAACCGGCAGAAATAACTTTTGCTTTTAAATACCTAAGTTCTTTATTTTGATCTTCGGTAAGCTCTAAGCCACCTACTTTCTTCGGCGCTTCTTTTATTTTTTCTATAACAACAAAGTAATTAATTGCTTTCATTTTGAACTCTTACATTATTAATTACACAATCTGCAGAAAATATTGTATTAACAACACTAACTGCATTTTTTAAAGCTGTTTTAGTTACAAGTACTGGATCTATAATTCCAGCATCTATCATATTTACTTGCTGATTAGCTACAACATCAATACCTATACCAATTTTTCCTGATTCATAATGTGCTAATGCAGCATTATCAATTATAGTTGCATATGGTGCTTTGATAGCTTCTAGCAAAACAGCCTCGCCGTCATTTTCAGGAATGATAGCATATGAAGCATCTAGTAAAGCAACACCACCTCCTGGCACTATACCTTCTTGTAATGCAGCTTTTGTTGCATATATTGCATCTTCGACCCTATCTTTCTTTTCTTTCATTTCAACTTTAGAGTCTGCACCAACTTTAATAATAGCAACTTCTCCGTTTAATATTGCTAATCTTTGTTGTATTTTCTTTTTTAAGTAAGGATTTTTTTCTTTTTTAATTTTCTTTTCTACAGATTTAATTCTTTCTTCTAAATCATTACCTCTTTCTATAACTTGTATAACTGTATTTTTTTCATCAGTTACAGCTTGTTTAACTTCACCTAATACATCTGGATCAATTAAATCTAAATCATCTCCTAACTCTTCGTCTATTACTTTTGCTCCTGTTAATATCGCAAGATCTTCTACAGTGTCTTGTTTTGTTGGGCCAAAACCCGGCAGGTCTATAATATTTACTTTTATATTACCTTTTACTTTATTAGCAAGTAAAGCCGCCATAGGTTGTTGTTCAACGCCCGCAACTATAAGTAAACTCCTTTTCTTTCTAATAACAAACTCCAATACATTTTGTATTTTACGGATATTAGGTATAAGCGAAGATACTATCAGTACGTACGGATTATCTAGCACTGCTTTCCTTTTATCCTTGTCTGTCATAAAATGTGGCGATTTAAGTCCGCACTCAATTTGTGTGCCTTCGACAAAATCAACATGGGTATCTGCGGTCTCGGACTCTTCCATTAGGACTACCCCATCTTTTCCTACTTTACTATAAGCTTGCGATATTATTTTACCAAGAGCTTTATCGTTATTGCAACTAATTGCGCTAACGTTTTCTAACATGCTACCTTCAACTTTGATAGCTGCATTATCTAAATATTTAATTACTTTATCTTTTGCAGATAAAATACCTTCTTTAATGGGTCTTATTGTAGCTGCATATTTTTTATTATTAGCTAGTGTTAATAAACTATGAGCAATTACTGTTGCTGTAGTTGTACCATCACCCGCTTCTTTTACTGTATTTTTAGCAGCTTCTTTAATTAAGGTTGCACCCATATTTTCGACCGGATCATATAAGACTACGGATTCAGCTACCGTTACACCGTCTTTTGTTATCACCGGTCTTCCCATTGCGTCTTCATATATAACGCATTTTCCGGATGCGCCAAGCGTAGACTTAACAGCATTTGTTAATTTTTCTACGCCAGCCATCACTTTTTCTCTTGCATCTATCCCAAAAGATAGATTCTTTACAATCTCACTTGGATTATTAAATTCCATTATATTAAATTATTTTAGTGGTTATTATTCAAATGTTTTTACAACTTTAGGCCCTTTTGAAAATTCTAGCTTTTTATTGTAATGTTCAATGCTTCCATCGATTGCAGCTTCTGCTGATTCAATGGTTTCTCTTCTGGTTATATCTGTCCAAGTATCGGTTGGATTACCTTTTGCATCTAAGTTTTTGCATTCTGTTTGGTAAAATCCGTTTGGTAGTTGTACAATTCTCCAATTTTTTTTGTCTGCGAAAAATTCCCATGATTTTTTGGTTTCTTCGGATATTCCTTGGTTACTATTATTCGCCCAGGAATAGGTTTTGTAATAAAATGTCATATTGGTTTTGGTTATTATAATAATTACGTGGTTTTAAGCATAATTACCTACGTAATTAGTAAGTATTTTGTCTTCTTTAAAAATAAAATAAGAAATTATTGATATTGCGTTACCAGTTGTAACAAAATTAATGTTTGAATTATCTGGTGTTAAGAAAATTGAGGGTAATTGGTTGTATGTTGTGCCATTTGCATGATTTACTAGTACAATTGTGCCCGATTTCCCAACATCTGAGCTAGTTACTGTAAAAGTTATAGATGTTAGGTTGTTATTAGCTATAATTTGAAAGTTATTTCCTAAACTTATGTCGCATGTGTGCACATTATTAGTTTCTGTAGCTGTTAATAGGTTAGCATCGAAGCCTATAAAGCCTCTAAGCTCTTTCATTGTAAAGTTTCTTGTAGTAAATTGATCTTTACCGTTTAATGTAGAGGTAAAATTTGATCCTATAACCTTATCTTTGTCAGAAAGAGTGTTATCTTTAGCATAAGTTTGTATTCTAGCCATATTATTTTTCTTTTTTAGTACCTTTGCCTCGGTTACCTCTGTTTTTCTTTATCGATGTGAATCTTCCTGTCTTGTGATCATAGTCCTTGCCTTTTAGATTCTTACCTTTTTTCTTAGCCGCACGCCTTTTTCTTTGGTTTTCAGCTTTTTTCTTTTTACGATCAGCGCTCATTGCATATTTCTTATCTCTCGCTGCTTTAGCGGCTTTTGCTCTTTTACTTAGTTTTTGTGCCATATTAATATTATTACTTAGAAATCAAATATTTTAATAATGTGACGCTAGCTACTTACTATTATATAATTATACCTTATGTCATATATATATAAATAAATAATAACATTATTTATTATATGATGCGCGTAAAAAAGTTGTTACAAATAAAGAACTAATGGGCTATGCCCCCGTTTTACAGGTGTATTACGTTTGTAAAGTTTTTTCGGTTTGACCCGGGGACCCCTGCTTTTGCGGATTTTATCCAGAAAGTTTTGGCTTTTACGTACGTAACACGGCCACTACTGGATAATATATGTGTAAGTAACTAATAAAATATAAGATACAATGAAAAGAATATTTAACCACATCACACTAGATAAAGTAATAAGTTTAATCCTGCATGCGTGGGTTGTCAGCCTAACCGGTTTAGCAATCATCGGCCTGGTCGGTATAATCAGTAAGATAATCATGGACCCGAGTGTAATCGATAATGCAACGTTCGGAATTTACGGATGAAACACGTAGTATGTTGGATAATATAAGTGTAACAAATAAATAATAATAATATGAATACTAAATTAACAGAAGCAATCGCAAAACTAAGTAAGAAAGAATTAAAAGAAATCTTTCCACCAATAACAAGAAAGAACTTTGTAGTAAGAAAGTCATGGTATGGTAGAGGTCAAGTAATAACCTTCACTAACAATAAGAATCAAAAGATAACTTATAACCACGACGAAGTATTAAAGATAATGCTACCTAAGTTAAACATCATGCCTTGCTGGCTAAAGAGAGGCTACTGGTCTCAGTCAACTGACATGCCAAGCAACACTAGAGAATGTGTTATTGAAAGAGTCGACCTTGCTAAAAAGAAGTAAGGTCTAACCTGAGGGAACGCACTAAATTGGTAAGCCGGAATCCCAGCCCCTCAGATCCAATCCCAAAGGCAAGATATGCGGAAAGCATCACTCGGCACCGGAGGGATTCGGTGTATAGCAATGTATAGCATTGCGTATAGCAAAAACTGCGCCGGAAATCTTACCGTATGTCGTATTGTCATACATATTTATTAACATGACGTAATGACAGTCGGTAAATATAGTGACAAAAGCTACCTATTATACTATATTATGTAGTAAATGTCACACTAACTACTTCACTCACTACAAGTTTAAGTATAATACTATTAAACAAATTTCACTATACAAACAAAGTGTATACTTTTATTTACAAACGAATTACGAAGATATTTGGATAATATAAGTGTAATTAAAAAATAATAAAATGACACTTAAAAAACTAATTCAACAATTAAAAGACTTAGAAACTTTAAATACTCAAGTCGAAGATTTCAATGTAGAAATTGAATACCCAAATCCCTTTCAAATGAAAATAACTATTAATAAATAATACTATGAAAATAATAAACTTAATAAAAGAAGAAATTAAAAACCATACTAATGTAGAGTATTGGGGAACTGAAGAAAATATAAATAATGAAAATAAAATATTTGACTATGTACTAGATAAAAATATAGTAAATCAAGATTGGTTTGACGAAAAATTAAAATATACTAGTGTAGAGTTATTAAAGGAATTACTAAAAGTTGTAAAGTTTATTAAAGGCCACCAACTAAGTAGTGAAGAAATGGAAGATAAAGAATATATGGAAAGCTTACTTGAAAATTATAAAGATTACTTTGAATAAAATTACAAACTAAATACGAAACTAAATGGATAATAAAATAAATTAAAGTTATGACAAACACTATAAAAATCCTTAAAAAACTCAAATCAAATCAAACTAAATAATATAACTTACCAAGGTTATTTTATAGGCACTTTGCCACCTAGCTTCGGCTTTAAACAAATTCACCTTGGAAAAGATGAAGATGGCATTGACCAATATAAATATGGAAAAAGTCACTGGTTTAAATTCAAAGGTTTAACCTATATAGAAAAAACTATTTTACCATTTTAACTAATAAAAAAAATATAATTATGAGATACGATAAATATAAACTAGTAAACGATGTAGTCAACGGTATGATATACGTTGAAGATATAGACGAATGGGTGAGCATAGATTCACTTGAAAAGTGTAACCAAATGATAGAATTTTATGAAGGCACCAACTAATATGAGAGAGCTTCTGCAATATGTAGAAGACAAAAAGAAACAAAGAAGATTCAGACATACTGAAGTACTTAAAATATACGGTGAGTGTAAAGGTATGGGGAATAGAAGGTATAAGCTACCTCAAAAGAAAGTATTTACAAAACGATTTTACGTGTTAAATACGAATTAAAACGGATAATAAAATAAAATAATAATTATGACAAACATTTACGAACAATTAAAACCAACAATCAAAGAGCAACTAGATAAAAGCTCTAAACAATACGACAGTGTAAGTACAATCAAATACACACTAATGTCTAAAGTATTATGGTCTGAATTAAAGATTTCAACTATAAAAGATTTAATATTATTTACTAATATTAATAAAGCTGACTTAGGTATTAACTCCATGCTTTATGGAACTAATATATTAAAAGATGAATAGAGTAAGCGAATGTTGCGGAGCTACAGAACTATATAACACAGGTCTATGCTCTGATTGTAAAGAACACACAGAATTTGAATATGATGAATAAAGAATATAAAGATTATCCAGCAGAAAAAATTGCTGACAAACTTAATCAAGTAATTGAGTTTGAGAAAAAGTATGGTGAATCAACCAGAACTATAGCTTGGAAAAAGTGGTGCACTGACATCAACTATAGAAGAAGAGAATGGCAATTCCGAATGGGTGTTGCTGAATACGCTAAATATAACGCACATAAAGCATTTAATATAAGATGACAAAAATAAATATAATACTGGAACTAGCGCAAGCTTTAACCCAATACGAACAAGGTGAAGCTGTGTTCACCGAGATGAGAGCTAACGGTACATTAAACTATAGCAATTATCAAAGAAGAAAAGAAGATAACGCAGACGATTTTATTAACGCAATCAGAGGATTGGTAAAAAGAATAGAAAAAGATGAAACAAATATTTAAACACTTAACATTAGCAAAAATAGGTAACGTAATGATTCATGCATTTATTATCTCGCTAGGAACAATGGCATTTACAGGAATAGGTTATATGCTATTTTTATTAATAACTGGACAAGTAAACAACGTACATATACCGTGCGACATTTGCTATTAAACTATATACTATGAGATTAGAAAGATATAAAATGAATTTAAAAGTAATAGGTAATAATGTATATTCCTATGATACTTTAGTAGCCGAAATAGACGGTGATAAATTATATAAAGTAAAATGGAGAGTACACGGTATGTCCTCTTCTGTTACTACTACGAAACATATAAACTATGTTGCGAAAGAATTAAAATTAACAATACAAGACGAATTAAAAGAATACGAAACATTATGAGAACATTTACATTTATGAGAAGCCCAAATGATTTAGTAAAGCCAATAACTGAAGAATGCGAAATTGTAACTATACCGTTTCGATCGGATATTGGAGGTAAAATTACTAAAGTAATGAATACAGGTAAATTTGAAATACTTGGTATACAAGAAGATGGGTCATGGACTATGGAAATTATAGTAAGAAAAATAAATAAACCAATATACACAAATAAAGATGAGTAAAATGAAAGAGTTAGAACATATCGCAGATTGTGTGGTAGAAGTATTAGATGAGCTAATAGACCACAATATTGCATGGGCGGTAGATGATACGATTGTAGATAAGCTAGACGGCGACGATTTCACCGATGCTATACATCATATCCGCCAGCGAGTTGTTCACAAACTAAATACGAAGTATAACGGATAATATATATGAACGAATTGCAATAGAAGCGCACCGCTAGCGAAGTATGTTTCGAACCACTGAAAGAGTGTGGGATGTGTTACGTGAAGCTATGAGCGACTCGAATTGCGGAGTGAGGTTTAAGGTTGGAAGACCAGATTAAAGGCTCGACGTCGTACCCACAAATGCGTGGTCGTTGGCGTGTAGTACCCGACGGGGTTGCAAAGAGAGGCTCGATGACGGTAAGAAAGACAGGATAAACAGATAAAAGAGTGTAAGTCGTTCCCGCTAGGCGCGGGGCATCTCTAACATTCCAGTCCTGTCCGCCTCACTCATAATATTGTGTTTGTTTGTTACACAGACCAGTAAGTTTAGCAACGTGGTTCAAACGTGGTCGCGGTAAAATTCCGCAGGGTCTAAATATAGTGGGGTAGAGCAGTGGTAGCTCGTCGGGCTCATAACCCGAAGGTCGCAGGTTCGAATCCTGTCCCCGCAACTAAAATTAAAATTATGAAATATATATTTGTATTAGATTTTATAGACGGCCAAGTCTATAGATACGACATGAGGAGTATAAGTATGAACGAAGAAGATTACATTTCTTCGCAAGGTCATTCACTTAGTAATATAGAATGGATGGCAACTGATAATCCTGAAATTATTACAGACTAAAAACGATATGGAACGGATAATAGAATTGATGAAAACAAGTGATATAATAAAAGAAAAAGCACACACAAAAATGTGGGCAACGATTAAAGGTCTTGACAGAAAAATTGCTGAACAAGAACTAGACTTAAAAAATGAAAGCTATAACCCCTTCATACCCAGAGAGTTACACGAGCAAGTGTTAGCTGGTTGTAGACAAGAGCGTGAGCTTTACAAATATTTATTAAGCTTAATCGAAAAAGACGGAATTAAATTAAATTATAAATTATGAGTGAAAAATTAAATTACGATGATGTCGTTGAAAAACTAAACGAAGACGGCATTATGCAAGAACCAGACGCCAACTGGATTATAGAATATATTGGCTCAGAATATGGTGGTCATATGGATAACACCAGTGATTGGCTTGATAACAAGCATGACTTAAAAATATATAGTGAATCAACATGTGATGGTTACGATATATACTGGTGTACTCAAGATGAAAAACCTTACGTATGTCAAGACGGTTATTATTATGAAGACTATCAAGCATGGTCTGAGCAAGCTGTTGAACATATGATACAGGGTGGAAATATATGGATTGAACCTCATCTATGGGATGATATGGAACATGACTTCACCCTTGAATTAGAACAATGGTGGTCTGATGTATATGACGATTTACATCAAGATAAAATTGATGAATTAGTTGACGACGGTCACGAATACGAAGAATAATATGGCAACAAGAAACTTAACAATGGTCGTTGATAGACGACATGCAAGAGGTGAAGGCAAAGGATTATCTATATCACCTGAAGACGTTACTAAACACAGTTATGTGCATATGTATTTACACCATGATGGTTATCCGGAATGGCAAGCAGTACAATTAGCAAACTGGTTAAAAGTAAATAACAGACAAGATGGTTCAGCAATGGCGGCTAAGCTAGTGCACGACCATTACTACGACAGTTGCTATTTATATGCAGACGTAGACAATATAGACCATCAATATACATATATTATATGGGCTGGTGATAGAGATAAAACTATGATTGCTTGTCACGACAGATATACAGAGCAGTGTGTATTTGTTATGACACCCGAGCAAATACTTGAAAAGTACACAGAAGATATGGATTATACAGACTTTGCTAATGGTAAAACTAGATTAATGAAATGTGAAGACCCTAATTTTACAAGCTAAATACGAATCAATATGGATAATATAAATATGAGTGAAGAAGAATATCAAGCGTTGTATAATCGTATAAAAGAAGATTTATATGACGAATTTATTAATCCTGAAACAGCTACTTACGGAGCTGATGTCTTGCGACAAAAGGAAGTTAAAGAAGATAGATTTTCACATTTAACTTTTACTTCATCTACAGATGTAATAAGAGATGAAATAAAGCAATTAGAAATAGTAATGAAAAAGTATGAAGAAACTGAAGAGTATGAACATGCTGGAGTAATTAAAAAAAGAATTGATTATTTAAAAAAGAAATTATGAGTGTAGAATTAGAAGCTACAATAGTATTAGCAGTATTTGCATTAATTATGTTATTAATGGCAACTTATTTAATTAACGAAGAATGAATATATTTTATTTACACGAAGACCCACACTTAGCAGCTAGCTATGTATACGATAAGCATAAAGTAAAAATGATTTTAGAATCAGCTCAGATGCTTTGTACTGCGCATAGATATTATGGAAATGAAAATGTCCCTTATAAGACTGCACATTTAAATCATCCGTCAAGTATTTGGGTTAGAGAAAATACACACCATTACTATTGGCTATACGAACATATGTTAGCTTTAGGTAATGAATATACTAAACGATATGGCAAAATACATTTAACAATTACTAAATGTGCTGAGCCATTGATGAGGCACCCTGAGGGTATGCCAACTATAGAATATAAACAACCGCCGCAGTGTATGCCAGACGAGTTCAAACGGTCTAATGCTATACACGGTTATTGGCGATATTATATTATTGATAAACGAAAAATTTGTAATAAAAATGAAATACCATACACTTTTAAAACAGTTCCGACAGATGTTATGGACCGGTATTATTCTGGCTACCGTAGCGTGCACTAGCTCTATAGCTACTATGATATGGGCGGTAGGCTTACCGACTGATGAACATATTGAAATAACTAATAGATGGCTGAATTGGCCTGAAAAAGATTGTTATTCCGGCACAGAAATTGATATGATAATAGAAGGACCTTAATATGAGCAAAATAAGAAAACATATAAAGCATCAAATACAGGTGAACCTGTTTGGTTTAAGAGATAAAATAAATAAGCTTAGAAAGCGAAGAGCGACAAAAGCTAAAAAATAATATTTAGTAATAAGCAAATGTCACAAGAAAGAAATTTAAAGTGGCTGCATGATAGAAGAGTTATATATGCTAGAAATCCTATCACAGATGTGCCAACCGAAAGTACTGATCTATATGATTACTACGCAGAAGGTACATATGAATGTTATAGTTTATTTAGAAGTAAAGCAAAGATTACTACATATAAATCTCTTAAATGGCACATGTTAGTTTTAAGATATTTAAATGATAATTTACTAGACGTAGAATTTGCAGCTATATGTCATTTCTTAGCTGATAAAGATAATGGCTTTGTAACTTTCTTTATTAAAAGTAAAGTGTTGCACAGCATGATAAAAGAAGTATTAGGTGTTGGTGATACTCCACCTCGTAATAGAATACGTAAAGTTATATTTAAACCTAAATCATGGCATTTAACTTTAAGTGAAAAGCTAAGTATTGTAGGCAAATTAATAGGAAGAGGAAAAAAAATTACTAAAGAAGCTATTTACGGTGCAATGCTTGATATAAATAATTGGGGTAATAAGATTACTATAAGTAATATTGCTTTAGCATTGAACTGCACTACACGAACAGTGCATAGAAATATGTGTGTAGATTTAAAAAAAGAAAAACAAATACTAAATGAGAAAGTATAACATAGCTAACTACGTTAGATATAAAGAAGATGTAAAAGCTAAACTGGAAAAAGTTAGAAAACCAGTTGATGGAGATTATACATTTTTAAATGACGAAGAAATAACTATTAACTTTTTACCGCTTGTTGAAACACTAGCGAGAAAACAATCCACCTCAGACCAAGCGTCAGGTGTATTAAGTATAAATGATTTATTACAGGAAGGTAATTTAGGATTATGTGCTGCTGTTAATAAATTAGACCGAGACACATTAAAGAAGTCTGATGACCAAGAAAAAACTTTAAAATCATTTATATCAAAAAGAATAAAGGGCGCGATACGTAGAGCCGTAGATATTAACAGAGGCGACATACGCATACCAGAACATAAGCTAAATGAAATAAGACGCAATCCAAAAGATGAAAAAATGGTTGCAATGTTTTTTAATAGTGTATTTTCTAGTATTGATGCTAACCCTAATCAAAATGAAAATATGGCTTATCAAGTTGTAGATAAGTCAGAACCATATAATATAGGTTTATTAAATGCTTATTTATTACAGTTAATGAAAAAGTATTTAAACATACAACAATATGAAGTGCTTAGGTTAAGCTTTGGACTTGACTGTGATAAGCATTCGGCTAATGAAGTTGCGGCTAAATTAGATATTAATGTTAACACTGCTCACGTACGTATTTCACAGATAAAACGTGATGCAATACAAGTATTAATAGACAATGTAGATAGCTCGCAAGTGCTTGATTACCTTTAAGTTACGGTGAATATAACCGTTTAAGTTTAATTAAAAATATGTAATTATATTATTATGACCATAAACCAGAAGTTAGCAACCATTCAAACAAAATTTAAATCGAAGAAGAGTAGATTTAATTCATTCGGCAAATATTACTTTCGCAGTGCCGAAGACATTCTCGAAGCAATTAAACCCTATCTATTAGAGATTGGAGTTGCGGTTACAATTAATGAAAAATTAATTGCTACTGACCCTATGCCTATAATTAAAACAACTGCAAAGTTGATTGATGAAAAAGGTATGGAAATATCTGCTGTCGCAATAGTGGGTGTAGACCTTAATCAAAAAGGTATGCAAACACCACAACAGTTTGGTAGTGCGTCGAGCTATGCTAAGAAATATGCGTTAGGCAATCTATTATTAATAGATGATACACAAGATAGCGACGCTACAAATAATCATGGTAAGGCATCAGTAAGTAAAGTTGTTTCAAAACAAAAACTTGCTGACGTTCAAAAAGCAATTGATTATATAAAAGCAGGTGGTAAAATAGAAGCTATCAAAGCTAAATATGATTTGACTTCTGCACAAGAAGATAAATTATTACAAGCCTAATACGAACCAATACGGATAATGAAAAAAGAAAAGGTTATTGAAAAGCTTAGAAATGATGAGCACTATTACGGAGACTTTGGTAAACAATATCTTAGTAATAGCGACATAAAAACTTTGCTAACCAACCCTTTAGCGCTTGGAGAACAATCTAAGCCTAGCCCAGCGTTTCTTGTTGGCGGATATTTTCACACCGCTATACTTGAACCAAATAAGTTGAAGAAATACCGAGTAATACCTTCGTCAACTAGGAACACTAAGGCTTATAAAGAAATGTCTGGTGGTGAACTATGTTTATTACAACATGAAGTTGACCAGATAGAATTGATGACTGATAAATTATTAAAAAATGATATATGTCGTGAACTTATTCGCGGCATTGATGTTGAGTATGAGAAGCCAGGTATTGCAGAGCTTGAAGGAACAATGTGGAAAGGTAAAGCTGATATAGTAAATCACGATGATAAACTTGTGATTGACTTGAAGACTACCTCAGATATTAATTCTTTCAAGCGATCTGCGTACCGTTGGAATTACGATTCTCAAGCATATATTTATAGTAAATTATTTGGTTATGAATTTGTATTTATTGCTATTGATAAAAATACTCATCAAATAGCAGTTGTAGATTGTTCGCCTGATTTTTATGAGTCAGGTAAAGACAAGGTTAAAAGAGCAGTAGAAGCTTACGATTTATTCTACAAAACTGAAGGTTTCGAACCTTCGCAATATTTTATTAATTTAACACTTTAATTTTATTATGGCAAGAACAAGAACAAGAACCTGTACAATTACAGGAATGACAACAAGTACTAACAACTTTTACGGTAATCAATCACATGTAAAAGCTGTAGATAACTTGAGAAGAGCAACGGGTGCTAATAAAACTCAGTTGACTAGAATGTTTAATCAATTACAAACATATTAATATGGCAAGTATTATTAAAACTAGTATTAACCTTAACATGATACCTAAAGATAAAATTATCGAAGGTAAGAAAGGTAAATACTTACCGATAACTTTAACATTAAATGATGAAGTTGATCAGTTTGGTAATCAAGGTCCTGTTGTTGTTTCACAAACAAAAGAGGAAAGAGATTCTAAAACTGCTAAAGTTTATTTAGGTAATGTTCAAGTTGTATGGACTAATGGAGATAACGTTAACGTTGCTCCGAGAGAAGATCAACCAGCCGTAGCAGCACAGCCTGCAGCGGTTCAACCAGTTGATGATTTACCATTTTAAATAGAAATCAATGCAAGTAAACAATACGGAGATTAATGGATTTTTAATCGACCAGTTTAACCAGCACGATTTGAAGGTTGGTGCAACGCAGGGGATTTGTCCCCTGTGTTCACATAACCGTAAACCTGAAAATAGAAAAGCAAAATGCGCTAGCTATGATTGGGATCGTGGTCTTGGTACTTGCCACAACTGTGACTCAACATTTCAATTACATACTTATCAACGCAAAGGCGGCGGAGATAGAGAATACGTTAAACCAGATTTTTCTACTAAAACACATAAAGCAATAGGTAGTAAAGTAATTGAATGGTTTGAACAGCGAGGCATCTTCAAAGATACATTAGAAGAAATGAATGTATCAGAAGGACCAGAATTCATGCCACAAACTGGCAAGGTTGAAAATACAATTAAGTTCAACTATATGATAGGTGATGAGCTTATCAATATTAAATACAGAGACGGACGAAAGAACTTTAAATTATATAAAGGTGCTGAGAAAGTCTTTTATAATATCAATAGCATTGTAGGTTATGATACATGTGTTATTGTTGAAGGTGAAATGGATGCGTTAGCATATCATGAAGCTGGAATAACTAATGTAATATCTGTACCAAACGGAGCTACATTAAATCATAACAATTTAGATTATTTAGATAACTGTATAGATTATTTTGAAGATAAAGAAAAAATAATATTAGCAGTTGATCAAGATGATGCTGGTGTTGCATTACAAAATGAATTAATACGAAGGCTAGGAGCAGAAGTTTGTTACTTAACTAATTTTGTAGATTGTAAAGACGCTAATGAGTATTTACTTAAATATGGTAAAGATGCGTTAATTAATACAATAAAAGAATGTAGACCTGTTCCTCTTGAAAATGTTACAACTTTTAAAGACATAGAACATGAAGTTACAGACTTTGTACAACACGGTTTCAAAAAAGGTTTTCAAGTCGGTCTCGAAAATTTTGACAACATATTCAGTACATACACTGGTCAGTTCATCACTGTTACTGGCATACCTAGTAGCGGTAAGTCTGATTTTGTTGATCAAATGGTTGTAGGCTATAATAGTAATTACGGTTGGAAAACAGCATTTGCTTCACCTGAAAATGCTCCTACATTTTTACACGCTCATAAGTTAATGCGTAAAGTATGGCAGGATATGCCAAGTAAATCAGATATTGGTACAGCTAAATGGAAACAGGTAGCAGAACACGTTAACGATAACTTTTTCTTTATTGACATGGAACGTTATACTCTTGAAACAGTATTACGTAAAGGTGCAGAATTAGTTAAACGTAAAGGTATCAAATGCTTAGTTATAGACCCATTTAATAAGATTAGAGATATAGATGCTAAGACTGAAGATGTAAATAGATATACAATGGAATATCTTACTAAGATTGAAACGTTTGCAAAGAAGTTTGATGTATTAGTATTTATAGTTGCGCATCCAACTAAAATGTATAAAGGCAGCGATGGTAAAATTGAAGAGCCTAATATGTATAACATAAAGGGTGGCGGCGAATGGTATGATGCAAGTTATCACGGTATATTAGTTCATAGAGATTATGAAAACAAAACGGTTAAAGCAAAAGTTTTAAAAGTTAAGTTTCAAAATCTTGGTGAAAATGGCGCTGAAGCACACTTTACGTGGGAACCACGCTCAGGTTGTTTTATACCGCATTATGTTGCCGCTGTGGGTGAAGATGAACCAATGCCTTGGGAAGCGTAATGCCTAGATATAAAAAAAGTAAAAATCATATGGGTAGCTATCATCGTAATACAGGTGATGATGAAGCTTTACGTTGGTGTATAGCAAATAATATGATAATAACTCCTAGGCAAGCTAAATGGGGTGAAAGCTTATGGTATATAGATATAGAACAAGGGGTATATCCTAATAGAAAAAAATTAGGTACAAGTCCAGAGCCATTTGGTCCTGGCGAAATATGGAAAAAAATAAGTGAATATCAAAAATATTATTATGACAAATATAGAAAATAGTTATAGAGCTTTATTAGCAAACCTATTGCAGTCTGCTCCTGAGAAAAAAGATAGAACAGGTATAGGCACTAAGTCTTTATTTGGTAGACAAATTGAACACGATATGTCTTTAGGATTTCCATTATTAGTTGGTAAGAAGATGTATTTTAATCATGCTATTACTGAATTATTGTGGATATTAAATGGTAGAACAGACTTAGGTTATTTACACGAGAATGGTGTTCATTATTGGGATGATGATTACAAAAGGTCAGGTCGTAAAGACGGAAAGCTAGGACCAGTATATGGTGCACAATGGCGCGACTTTAATGGTTATGACCAATTAATGAATTTAATTTACGGCGTAATTATTGATCCTTATTCAAGGAGGCATATTATAAATGCGTGGAGAGCTGATAAATTAAAAAATATGGTATTACCACCGTGTCATTATGCAGTACAAGTTAATGTTAATACTAATAATACAATGGACTTAATGTGGATTCAACGTTCAGCTGATGTGTTTTTAGGTTTACCATATGATATTGCAATGTACGGTATATTACTAGAATTACTATGTGTTAACACTGAATATACACCAGGTAAATTAATAGGTCAGCTTGGAGATTGTCATTTATATTTAAATCATTTAGATGCCGCAAGTACTTATGTTTATAGAAAAACAGATCATATAGAATTACCAAAGCTAAAAATACATGGAGATGGTATTATATTTAAAGGCGGTCACAGAAGTAATCCTGGATTAGAAATACCTAAGAAAAAACAATTTGAATTAATTAATTATAACCCTTTGCCTGCTATTAAGGCAAAATTAAATGTTGGAAAATAATGTATCATTTATATCACATTCCGGGTAAAAAAATTGGTGTTACACGTAATCTTAATAAAAGGGTTACGCAAACGCAGGGTTATAAACCTGGTGAATATGAAGTTTTAGAATCTTCTGAAGATATTGATTATATATCTGAGAAGGAACTAGAACTTCAAAAGTCTTATGGATATAAGCAAGATAACAAATTATATAAAAATTTATTTAAAATGAAAATAAACGTAACCGAGCAAACTACAACATTTCCGGTACCTCTTAATAAATTAAAAGGTAGACTAATGGATAGTCTAGGAATGAACTGGAAAACTGAGTTTGGCAAAGTATCATTAGATATGGAGTTAGCTCATTGGATTGTAGATAATGCTCATGAATCAATGTATAACAAAAATAGATGTTATGTGTATAATAAAGCAATGATTGAATTTTTCAATAATGCTAATAGCTTAGAAAGTTTAGTAAAACACATAGAGTCTCAACAAAGTATATTCGATTCAATTAGAAACTGGGCTCAAGTACGAGGTATATATGAGAACGGTGATGTAAAAACTCAATACGTAAAACTTCAGGAAGAATCTGGAGAATTAGCAAAGGCATTATTAAAAGATGACCAAGCTGAGATTGTTGATGCTATAGGTGATATGATAGTTGTATTAACTAATTTAGCAGAACAACGTAACGTTAAAGTTGAAACATGTATTGCGTCTGCATATAATCAAATATCAGACAGACAAGGTAAAATGATTAACGGAACATTTGTAAAAGATGAGAGATAAAATAATCGAGCGAGTTATTAATAAGATTAAGCAACGCTCAGACGTAGGCTATAAAAAGTATGGCGTAACGTTACACGACGATGAACAGTCATTAGATAAATGGCTAACACATATACAAGAAGAATTAATGGATGCTGTAAATTATATTGAAAAAGTTAAAGCTGTTTTATCTGATGAGATAGAAGAAGCTATGCTAAAAAGATATATGGTCAGCGAAGAAGAATTCAATAATAATATATCTAACATCGATGTTAATGAAGAAGAGATATTATAGAAGAAAAAAAAGAGGACCTGTTGTTTCAAAAAAAGTTGAATACGATGGTATCACTTTTGCTTCTGGATTAGAAAAGTATATGTATTGTGCTTTAAAAAAAGCAGGTATAAAAGCTAAATACGAGGGTGAAACATTTGTGTTATTAAATGGTTTTCATTTTGACAATGAAGCTTATGAAAGACAAGCCAACAGCAAAGGCTTATTCAAAAATAGAGGTAGTAAAAGAGTATTACCTATAAAGTATACGCCAGATTTTATTGGCAAAGACTTTATTATAGAAACAAAAGGTAGACCTAATGAATCATTTCCAATGAGATGGAAATTATTTAAAAGATTGGTAACACAACAGTTTCCAAACTATACTTTATTTAAACCACAAAATCAAAAAGAATGCGACAAGGTAATAGAAATACTAGAGAGTCAGCCAAGCATTTAGCTAGACGAAAGTATAAAGAACGTAAAATTGATACGTTTATAAAATGGAGCATTAGTACACGTGGGTATTTAAAGTGGAAGGACTTAGAATATATACATGATAAATATAATGTAAAGTGTTATGGCTAAAAAAATAAATATATATCAATATATAAGAAAAGCAAAAAAGAAAAGACCTGGCATTCATGCTAAGTCAAAATCAAGTAATGTAAAATCAAGTAAAAATTATGTCAAAAAATACAAAGGACAAGGAAGATAGTTGGTCAATGGCACTTGGTATGTACCCTGGATTATTATTCGGTGTAAGAACATATGAAGGACCTGTTTGGTCACAAGTGGTATTTTATATACCTTTTTTCGACCTTGCCATAGAATGGAAAAATTAATATGAAAGCACCTATATTTACAGAAAGAATACCTTATAAACCTTTTGAATACCCTGAGTATTATACTGAGGGTTGGTTAAAACAAGCTCAAGCATTTTGGTTACATACTGAAATACCAATGAGTGGTGATGTAAAAGACTGGAATGAAAAATTAACTCCAGAGGAAAAAAACTTAGTAGGTAATATACTATTAGGTTTTGCACAAACAGAATGTGCAGTGTCTGATTATTGGACACAGAAAGTCGTGTCATGGTTTCCTAAACATGAGATACAGCAAATGGCTATGATGTTCGGCTCACAAGAAACAATACATGCTGTAGCTTATAGTTATTTAAATGAAACACTTGGACTGGAGGATTACGAGGCGTTCTTACATGAACCAGCTACGGCTGCTCGTTTTGACAATCTCGTTGCATATGATGGCAACGATCCCGTGGGTATTGGAAAGTCATTGGCTGTTTTCTCTGCTTTCGCAGAAGGAGTATCTTTATATAGTGCTTTTGCAGTTCTTTATTCTTTTCAAATGCGGAATCTACTTAAGGGTATCGGGCAGCAGATGAAATGGTCTGTAAGAGATGAAAGTCTACACAGTAAGATGGGCTGCCAACTGTTTAGACATATGTGTTCGCAAATACCAGGATTAAAAAAGGAATGTGAACCACATATATTTGAAGCAGCTTTAACAATGCACAATGCTGAAATGTCTTATATTAATAAGATATTTGAGATGGGTGATATAGATGGAATGAAAAAATATGACTTGGTACACTTTATTAAGAAAAGAGTTGGTGACAAACTTGCGGAGTTGGGTTACACAACTAAAAAGTATAAACAATGGGACTTCACGTTTTACGACCCCAAATGTATTGAAAATATGTCTTGGTTTGATCATCTTACCGGGGGCCATACCCATACTGATTTTTTCGCGGTTAGGCCAACTGATTATAGTAAAGCAAACGAAGGAGAAGACTTTGAAGACATATGGTAATAAATAAATATAAAAGGTTTCTTGTTGAAAGAAGAAGACAACTTGGACCATTTGAAAGAATGGCTACCCGTATTGGATATATGGGTGCCGGACTTTTAGTTGCCGCTCAATGGACACTAGAACCTTGGTTATACATAATAGGCTTTATTTGTGTAATGATACAAACAGGGTCAAGAAAACAATGGAACTTAGTAGCATTAAACCTTAACGGTTTATTTGCGTGGATAAAACATTTAATAAGTAGTTTATAATGTGGAATAACGATTGGAAAAAAAATATTGATTATCCTTCATGGGGTGATACAGATGTATATAAGAAAACAATAGCTGGAGGCTATTTAGTTAATGGTGAATCACCAAAAGATGCTTATATGCGTGTATGCACAACTGTAGCGAAGCGTTTAAATCGCCCAGAACTAACTGAAACTTTTTTTGAATACATATGGAAGGGTTGGTTATGTTTAGCTTCTCCTGTGCTATCTAATACAGGCACAGATCGAGGATTGCCTATATCATGCTTTGGTATCGATGTTGCAGACAGCATATACGATATTGGTATGAAGAACTTGGAGATGATGCTACTCGCTAAGCACGGCGGTGGAGTTGGTATCGGACTTAATATGATTAGACCCGCTGGTGCAAACATAACTGGAAATGGAACATCTGATGGAACTGTGCCGTTTTGTAAAATCTACGATAGCACTATACTTGCCACGAATCAAGGATCTGTCCGAAGAGGAGCAGCAAGCGTTAATATTAATATTGATCACCCCGACTTTGAAGAGTGGTTGGAAATACGTGAACCTAAAGGAGACATTAATCGTCAATCGCTCAACTTACACCAGTGCGCTGTGGTCGGCGACAAGTTCATGCGAAGACTTGATAACGGAGATCAAGAAGCAAGGAGGCTATGGGGTAAGCTACTTCAAAAACGTAAAGCAACTGGAGAACCTTATATCTTATTTAAGGGAAATACAAACAAGAGTAACCCAACAGCTTACAAAAAGCACGGATTAAAAGTGCATATGACAAACATATGTAGTGAGATTACATTACACACTGATGAATCACATTCGTTTGTTTGTTGTTTATCATCGTTAAACTTAGCCAAGTACGATGAATGGAAAGGAACAAACTTAATATATGACGCCACTTGGTTTTTAGATGGCGTGTTAGAAGAATTTATACAAAAGTCAAAAGGTAAAGTTGGCTTCCATAATTCTGTTAGATCTGCTGAAAAAGGTAGAGCATTAGGATTAGGTGTGCTTGGCTGGCATACATATTTGCAGGAAAAAGGTTTACCATTTGAAGGATTATTAGCAACATATGAAACAAGAAAAATATTTTCACAAATTAAAATCGAGTCTGAACGAGCTTCACGAGCTATGGCTGAAATTTTTGGAGAACCTCTTTGGTGTGTCGGTACTGGTTTACGTAATACCCACTTACGCGCTATTGCTCCTACTGTCTCTAACTCTAAGCTTAGTGGAAACGTTAGCCCAGGTATTGAGCCGTGGGCAGCTAATGTATTCACAGAGCAAAGTGCAAAAGGTACTTTCATCCGTAAAAATCCGACTCTTAAAAAAATCTTAAGAAAAAATAAGATAGACAACGAAAGAATATGGAATCAAATATTAAAAGACGGAGGTTCTATACAAGGTTTAAAACAATTAGACAACGTTACGCATGGACCTCACGATATATCCGTAAAAGAAATATTTAAAACTTTTAAGGAAATAAATCAATTAGAATTAGTTAATCAAGCAGGAATACGTCAACAATATATCGATCAATCTGTTTCATTAAACTTAGCTTTTCCAAGTGAAGCTACACCTAAATGGCTTAATAAAGTTCATATGGCTGCTTGGAAAAAAGGAATTAAAACATTATATTATATGAGAACCGAATCTGTACTTAGAGGCGATATTGCTGATCAAGCTATGGATGAAAATTGTTTAGCATGCGATGGATAAAATAACATTAAAAGAAATACTAAGCCCTATAGATGTAAATACATTTTTTAAAGAGTATTGGGGCAAAAAACATTTAGTAATACGTAGAAATAAATTTAATAATTTATATACATTTAAAGATTTAAATAATTATTTAAATAGAGTACCTGATGTAAAAAGTTTACAAATATTAAACTATGATAATAAAAACACAAGATGGTGTTTAGATAAGGTTAAAAAAGGTACATTAAGATTACCTATGCTAACTAAAGACGAAATATATAAGTTATGGAAAGATGGTAAAACATTTGTGTTAGCTTTGATGGAATATGAAAAACAAGAATTAGTTGATGTTTGTTTTGCATTAGAAAAATATTTTGGTAATGGTTGTTGTAATGTATATGCTTCACCGCAAGCAAACTCAAAATCATTTCCTGTTCATGCAGATAGTACAGAAAACTTTTTATTTCACACAGAAGGAAGAACTAAATGGACTATGTATAAAGAGTTTAAACCTATGGAACCTAAAACTATATTAGATGAATTTGTTTTAGATGAAGGCGATTTATTATATATACCTACATATCAATATCATAAAGTTGAAACTATAGGGCCAAGAATGCTTATAAGTGCGCATTTTTATAATAAGAAAAATCAAACATTAGATAATTTTAAAATAACTTCTGATAAAGAAAATAAAAGAAGAAAAAACTATAACTGGGTTCCAGATGCTTTACCTGAACCTAAAATAAGACCGCATAGAAAAATGCAAAAGAAAACTTGGTCTAAACCGTATTTTAAAGAAAGTAAATAATGAAAGCAGGAAAAATTTGGGGTAAAACAGAAATGGTACACAAAAATGGTGTATTAGAATTTCATAGAATAGAATATAATAAAGGATTTAAATGTTCAGAACATGAACATAAATTTAAATGGAACGGATTTTTTGTTGAGTCTGGTAAGATGATAATAAGAGTTTGGCAAGACGACCAAGGTTTAATTGACGAGACAATACTTGAAGCCGGTGATTTTACTATGGTTAAACCTGGTAAATTCCATCAGTTTGAAGGATTAGAAGATGGCGTTGCGTTTGAATTATACTGGGCTGAATTTAATCACGACGATATTAATAGAAGAACATCAGGTAAGAAAGTATGAGAATATTTATAGGACACGATAGTAAATATCCGCAAGCTACAGAAGTTTGCAAACAATCTATGTTAAATTTTAATAGTAAATTAAATATAAACTATTTAGATAAATTTAAATTAAAGGAGCAAGGTATATACGGTAGAGAAGATATACCAGGTGAATCTACAGAATTTTCATTTACTAGGTTTTATGTACCTTTACTATGCAACTATAAAGGTATAGCTATGTTCTGTGATAATGATTTTTTATGGAGATGTAATCCATTAGAATTATTAGATTATTTAGGTGATAATGATGTGGCTGTTGTTAAACACCCTACATATAAAGCAACAGGTAATAAAATGGATGGTGTTGAAAATAAAACATATCCAAGAAAAAACTGGAGCTCTCTTATGATATTTAATTGTAATAAATTACAACATTTAGAAAAAGCTTATTTAGATAAAGCGACACCTTCATTGTTACATGAATTACGATGGGCTTATAGTATAGGTGAAATACCTATGGAATATAATTGTTTAGTAGGGCATTACAAATGTAATAATGCAAGAGCTTTACATTATACAAATGGAGGGCCTTGGTTTGATAAATATAAAAATTCTGAAGATTCAATAGCATGGTGGAAAGTATACGAGAGTTTGTAAAAGATAAAAGAATTATATTTATAGGTAACTCTGTTGAAATAATGGAACACCAAAAAGGTGATTTTATAGATAGCTATGATATTGTAGTTAGATTTGGAAGAGCTATTAAAGCTAATCCTTTGCAAGAAAAATCTATTGGTACTAAATGTGATATTTGGGTTACAGGCCAATTTAGAGCACCATCATTTAATAGTTTAAAAAAAGAATTTAAAACAGGTAAGTTTAAAAATACTAAAATATTAGTCAATAGAAGCAGAGGTAATATAAAATTAAAAGATTGGATATTAGAAGATAGATTGCCAAAAGATTTTCCTGAATATACTCAAATGTATTCTGATGAAGAATTAATACGAATTTGGAAAGAATTTGGTAAAGATATATTAGACACTTCTACTGAAAGACCAAGCGCAGGTTTTATAACTTTAATTTGGTTTATAGATAAAATAAAAACCTATAAAAGTATTGACTTAATAGGTTTTGATTTTTTTAATAAACAATTAAACGCTAATTCTATAAGTAAAAAGAAAGTAGCTAGTAATTGTAGACCGCATAGCTGGCATTTGCCTGTATATGTTTGGGATAAATCTGCTCATGATTCTGAGCTTGAAATGAATTATGTTTCTTTTTTACAAAGAAGAGGATTAGTTAAATGGCATTTGCTAAGTAACTTAAAAAAAGAAAATATTAAATACACGGGATGGATGAAAGGTGAAACTATAGTAGTTACTGCGCCTAAATTTAATCCTAAGTCAACTATTGTACCAAGATCTCAACAATAAACTATATTACTTTATATTTAGTTTTACCGTCTTCACGATATGCTTTTAGACATCTGTTTCTATTAGCTTCTTCATTTACATACGATATATGAACCCAATCTGGGTTTTGATCCGTACCGAATTCCCATATCATCTGATCAAAATTTAAATTAGCTTTAACATAATCATACATTGCTGCATTAGAAGCATAGCCATAGGTATCATCAATATCAATAGCTTGGCCATTACAATGTTGTGATTTACTTGATCCACCGATCGCTTTATTTAATTCAGGTCCACGATAAAATGAGTTTATTTTTATTGGTCCATTAACGTATTGACGTAATGGTTCAAAAATCTTTTCTGCTAATAATTCCATATTAGCTAAATGTTCGTCAGTAGGTTTATTTTCTAAACCTAATCTCGTCGCTGTATTGCTATACACACCTTCTTTATAGCTAACGTGTTTACTTATTTTTTTCATTTACAAATGCAAATTGGACAAAATGGGCACATAATTTTATATTTTAATTTTTACTATCACCAAAAAGAAGTATATTGATTCTATCTTGTATTTCTTCTTTTGGTACGGTTAACTTAAATGATAAATCCGCTTGCCATTGGCCTTTAGGTTTACCATCTTTACCTATTATTACTATAGTAGGTACTGCTTTAATTTGTGATTTTAATTCTGCACTTTGATCTTCTAAATTAACCATTAATACTTTTGCGTGACGAATGCCTCTTAAATTATAATCATTAGAGGTATTCCATTTTGCGTTAATATGAAGTAAAGTTATATCTTGTGCGTTTGATATAAACGCAAACATTAATAATATAATTGTAATTAAATTTTTCATCTTGATAGTTCGTAAATTTTATCTGTGTTTTTTTCTATTTGTTCTTTGTTTTCTTGTATATCTTCTTTTAGGTCAGTAGTAGACTTTTCAATTTGTATAATTGTCGTACGAATTAATTCGTCTTTTAGTTGAAATTCCATCTTTTTAACAAATTCTTCAGGGTTTTGTTGATTTTGTAATTCTTTAATATCACCCTGTAAAGTAAACCACATACTTGCTAAAGCTATAACTCCGCCAACGATCATCCCGATCGTTTTAAGGTCAAGTTGCACTTGAGTATCTTCTCCGATTTGTGTTGCCATATTTTTATCTAAATGTAAAGTTTATGCCTACTGAAGAATTATAAATTTCAGAATCCCAAAATTTAGTATATTCTGCTTCAGCAAATATTCCTATTGTTTTGCTTAATTTCCAGCCAAATATTATACCAGCCTGGTAATCGTCCCACTGTTGTAACTCTGAATCTTTTCTTAATCCTCCTTTACCCCAGTTGTTTCTGTTAAGGTAGCTTACATTTACGTCGCCTTGTACGTATTCGTGGAAAGGCAAAATGTAATTACCATAAGCATGTAACCAAAAATTCTTTCTATAGTGATAAAAATCAAATCCAACTATAGGCGCTACTTCGCCAAAAGCATCTATTAAAGCCCATTGTTCTTGGTTATATAAATTCATTAAACCGCCAAATATACTATTACGAAAGTCTAAATCACTATATGCAACTATTTGGTCGTTAGCATTTTTCCATATCCAATCATACATTACCTCGCCTGTTTCAATGTTTGTATAACTTGTATAATGATCACTATATCCATATACATATCCAAGACTATACCATGGATTAGCAGGATATTCTATAACCTCACCTGTTTGAGGATTAGTCCACTCTTCAATTTCATTTAACCATATTTCAATTGGATTATAACCATATGGTTGTTCATGTGTACGGTATATCGCTCCCGCAGATATACTAAATTTTTTTCCTATAGGTAATCTTGCTCTTACTTCAGCTGATTGATATTTAAAATTAACATTACCTTGTTCTCTTTGTTCTAACTTTACAATATGATATTTACCTGTATGTCTTATAAAGAATCTAGAATTAAAAAACTCTTCTCCTCGTTCACGTTCTTTTTCGTAATGTAATAAATATTCTAATCCTTTTACAGCTGCAGTTGGCGCAGATAAAGCTTTATTATTTTCTGTACCGTCATAATAATCTTTAGCTTTTACTTCATAACCAAATCTAGCTAATTTTCTAAACCCTAAACCAACTCTGTAATCCATTGGATAATAGTTAGTTACATCAATTACTCTTGGTATACTATATAAGTCACCATCTGCTGGTCTTTCTACAAAGTAATCTTTATATGTTTGTTCATAAGCATTTGCTGCATCACCTGCTACATAAAATGTACCATATTTTAAAAAGTCTTTATATAACTCTTTAAAAAAGTTTTTTGTTTTATATTTTTTTACAAGTTTATTTTCTAATATAGTATCGTTGCTAATAACTTGTGAGTTTAAGTTAAATGAAATTAATAAACAAAGTGCTAATAATAGTTTTTTCATGTTAAAATGTGTTTTCTAAAATTTCGTCAATAGCGTTTTCTATTTTATCTGTAGTGTTTTCAGGTAGCTTTAACGTAACACCTGATTCAATTTTTAATATTTGCTCACCATTATGAAATAATATAACTGTTGGTATATATATTATTTCTTCTTTTGTAAAATGTTCGCTGTGTTTACTTAAATAAAACAAATGAGTATTATGATCATCAAATTGTTTTAATGATATTTCATTTTGTTTTACAAAGTCTGCGCTAAATTGTACAACTGATATACCATCTTTATATTGAGAATATGTAACTTGACTTACAATAATCATCATAAAAATAAGTAATATAATATCTATTAAACCTAGCGTTTTTTTAATAGGTCCGATTTGTTTCTTTTTCATTAGTTACGAGATATTTCGTAAAGTCTTTCATCTAATTTTTCTAATGTTATTTTCATAGACTCTACATCAGATTTTATTGCCTCTACGTCTTTCTGAGTTAATTCAATTGTTTTACGAATCATTTCGTCTTTATATTTGAATTCAACTTCGCTAACAGGCGCTTTTGGTAATTGTTTAGCCTCTTCTATATCAGCAGCCATAACAAAATACATGCTCGCGAGCGATATTGCTCCAAACACAATAATTCCTATCGTTTTGAGGTCTAATTTTAATTGAGTATTTTCTGAGATTTCTGTTGCCATATATACTATAATTAATTACCTATTTTTTTCTTCTTTTAACATTTTTTACTCTTCTTGGCTTACCTGCTGGTTGTCCAAGCCTTTTCTTCTCTCTTATCTTAGCTGCTTTTTCAGACGCAGACATTTCACTTGCTGTTTTTGGTGTTTTACTTGATACTCTTTTACTTGGTCTACAATAAGGCGTACCTCTTTTTTCACCTTTACGTCTACCGCAAGGTTTGCCAGTTCTTACATCAACCCATTTTTCTTTAAACCAACGCTTAAGCTGTAAACCTTTTTTAGTTTTTCTTACCGCCATTATTATTTTTTATGAGACATTTTAAGAACTTCTTTCTTACTATGCCCACATCCTTTTTTCTTTAAAGCTAAATGCTCTTTATATGTATTTGCTTTAAAAGGCTTTCCTTTTTCACCACAATACATCATATGTGGCTTAAACTCTTTTTCTTCTTTTTTATTGTGTTCCATTTTTTATTTTTTTGATGATTTATTACCCCAGTTTTTAGCGCCAACCTTCCTGCACTTTGATAACGCTCCGCTAGCGTATGCAGAAGGAAACACTTTATATCTTGATTTTACTTTATAATAACATGCGTCTTTTTTGCCCATACCTATTTTCTTTTTTTACGTTTTCTTTTTCTTTTTGCTTTTTCTTTTTGTTCGTTTTTTGATGCCCAAACTGCTTTACGTTGAGCTGCACTTACATATGGCATAATTATTTTCTTTTTGGTATTGCTTTTCTTTTCTTTATTGGCTTTCTGCCTTTTGTTGGCGCTGTTTCATCCTCTATTAACCCTAAAGACCATTCATTCCAACCTAACAATAAAGCTATTCTAGCCCAAGTATCTGTTTGTTCATCTAAAGCTGCTTGTATATTTTCCATTTTTCTCAAACCTCTATCAACAGGCACGTTAGTTGCGAAAGATATTCCACTTGCTATAGCCTCTAAACCTGGGCTACCTAATGTTAATCCTTCTTCTATCATTTCTTCTTTTTCATATTGGAAAGCATATGCAATATCTCTAGCTCTATCCATTTTAGCATCTAATGGCGGCATTCCTTCTAATAGTTTCCATAAGCTTCCTTCGTAGTCAGGTCTGCCTTTTTTACTTTCTTTTACAACGTCTTTTATAAGTGATTTAGCAGCTATAAGTAATGTTCCTTGTACACCTGACCCTCTTACTATACTGTCAACCATACTTTCACCTACTTGCCCATATTTATCTCTTTTCTTTTCGTCATCTTCTTCTTGTGCAAATGCTAGCGCAAACGCACCTTTTTGCATAAAGTTAAATACTATATTTTGTAAAAAGCTATAGTGTGCAATTTTAGATATATTAGTATTTCTATCTCCTCTACCAGCTATTAAATCTTGTGCAGCTCTTTTTATTAATCTACCGTACTGCATAGGGGTATTAGCCCATGCTAAAAATAATCTACCTGTTGTGCTTGCTTGTTGTTTTGATATTCTATCAGGTCTTGATGATTGCTGTGCTTCTTCTGTTAATTCTTGAAAATCTCTGAAAGCTTGTATTTCTGCTTCTTCTTGTGAAAAACCTTCTTTCATATAGCTTTTCATTCTATTTCTATACATAGACGCACCACCTGATGCAATTGCAAAACTATCTGCTACTCTTGTTGGCGTATATCCTAATTTTAATAAATAATTTACAACACCTCTTACGCCGCCTTTATCAGCCATGTCAGCTATTTCTGTTTCACTTACATTTAACTGTAACTGCCCTCGTCTATTTCTTAAAAAATCAGAATTCCAAATAGTTTTAAAATCTGCCCAATATTGTTTTTGATTAGCAAAAGCACCTGCAGCTGCTAATATATTATTATCATTCCAGTTTATATAGTTAACCATAGATATGGTTTGTAGTACAGCAGAACGCATGTTTAAGAACATTACAACACCAACTGAACCATTAACCCAATCATAAAATCTATTTAAGTTTTTATTATCAGTTATAGGTCTATTCGTACCTGTTTTCATTCTGCCCAATATATTTTCTAAAGCACTTCTATAGTTATCACCAAACTGTGATTCTAATTTATTTAAATTCTTTTCAGAAAATATTTCATCTACATTTGCTTGCCATTCAGATAATATTTCAGCTCTTCTAGTTGTATTTAAACCATTTAAAAAATCTGTAGTTATATTGCCTGATAGCCAAAAATTTTGAGCTTGTGGATAAGCACCAGGAAATATAGTTATAAGTTCATCTCCAAACGCTTTTAACTCTTTGTCTTTTTTTACTATGCTAACAAATTCTTTTATTTCTTTTTTAGTTAAGCCTGGTATTTCCATACCTTGCTTATCCCACATATAAACTCTAACCGCTGTTTCATATGTATCGTCTGTTCCTGGTAGTTTTTTCTTTAATTTTTTAGGTACTGCTGATATTTCTTTTTTTAGTGCTCTAAATCTTTCAAATAACTCAACTCTTTCGCTAGCTATTTGATCCATTGCTTTAGCATAAGGATTTAATATATGTTTTTTAATCCACGCCATTTGCGCATTGCCTAATTTACCTTTAGATAATAATTTATACATTAACCCTGTAAAATCTTCAGCGCTTGGCGGAATATAAAAACTCATCTTTTTATTTTTCTTACCTGCTACTCTAGCTCTTTCTTTGCTATACACTTTATCCGATGCAATACCTGTTTTTTCTTCAAGTATATCGTTAAACGCCTTATCTAATGTTGTTTTACCTGTTTTATCAATTTTTGCAGCTCTACTTAAAAAACCTTTATTTTTGTTTAGATTTTGTTCTATAACTTTTATATCTTTAGTATTTTCTAAACTTATATCAGAATTCGGAACTTTACTAACTTCCTCCATTTTAGGTGCTACCTGCCAATTGAATCCCATTCTGCCGTTAGGCTTTAATCTTACAGGGTATCTAAATGTAGCTTTTAATTCACTCGCCCCTAATTTATATTTATCTTTACCTAATTTATATAAACCTTTACCTCCTATTTGTATATAATGTACATTTTTATCATTATAAAATTTTATAACAGCCGCATTGTTTTGATTTTTTGGACCGGGAAGACTTAATTCTCCCATGGATTTCCAATTTTCTTTAACCCATGCTTTTTTAGCGTCTTTAATTTTTTTATTTTCTGCTACTGTATTTTTTGATGAAACTGAGCCAAATTCATCTGTCATTGCTTTATTAAAGTCTTCAGGAAAGTTTTTTATTTCAATTCCTAATGATTCTTCTGCAGCAGCTATTCTTTTTTCAAGCCAAGGTAAATTATCTTTAAAAACTTTTTTTAATATTTCACCGTCAGGTAAATCTTTTAATTTAATTGTTTCTTTATTTTTTACAAAAGTAAATTCTCCGCTTTCTGTATTATAAGCAGCTGATACACTACCAAAATCAGCTGTAGGGTCAGCTTTTATTTCAATAGGTATTATTGCGCCTGGAACTTTTAATTGTAAATCAGGACCAGATGTAAAGCCGCCTTCAGCAGTAACTTCTATATTACTTTCTTTTTTTACTAAATCTGCTAATATTGATTCGTATATAGGCCCGCCTATTCTATCGCCTTTAATTTTACCTCTTTTTTCGTACAAATCTTCAACAAATTCTTGCACAACTACGGGTAAATTATTTATAACTTCTAAATAGTTTTTATTAGTTATATCTCCATTTGCTTTTTGTAACGCCGCATAAGCTTTAGTAATATTTACTTTTTCTGTTGCTGTAGGTGCAATTGAAAACAATCTAGTATCTTGTAACATTTTTTCACCTTCATATGTGTTTAATTGTTTAGCTACATCATTAATTTCATTTTCTAATTGTAATTCTGTTATTGCTTTTGCTCCTTCTGCAGGATTTAAATTAGCTATTTTAGCAAGTTCAATTAAACTATCAGTTGAATTATATTCTTTTAACGTTTTCGATGCTATAGCTTTTACTATTATTTCACCTAACATTTTTTGTCTTTCAACTAAAGTAGTCATAGCCACATTAGTATCAGTAAAATATTTTATAAACTCAGCTTTAACTGGTTTACCTATAGTAAATACAGGATTACCTTCGGCAGTTTTTTCTCTACCTATTTCAGTTACCTTAAATAATTTATTATATCTTTTCTTTATATCAGATAAAGACATAGCATCTGCTATTTCATTAAATTTAGTTTCAATAATTGTTGAATATGATGCAGGTATTACAGCTCTTCTTTTTGTTTCGCCTGGTATTTTTTCAGATGTTATTTTGCCTAAAGCTTCTACAACTAAAGGTCTTAATTGTTTTTCTACAAATACGTCTAAAGCTGTAATTTTTGTACCATCTTTCTTTACTTTAACAACTGTTGCAAATCCTTTTTTAATACCAGTTTTCTTTGCTGTTAATTTTAATTCTTTAACAATAGTTTCTGTTATTTTTTGTAATACTACCTCTGGTTCTTTTAATATATCGTTTGCTAATTCAGTTAAATTTATTTTTCTTTCAAAAGGCTTATCTTCTCTGTCTTTTTTCTTTCTTATATTTTGCCCTTGTCTTGGCCCAGATTCATTTAATACATCTGATGTAATATTTTTTATATCTTTTCTTAAACTACCATCTTCAGTTTCAATATTTTTTAAACCAGCATCTTTTAAATAATAATTAATAGATTCTAATCCTCTTTTCTTAAAAAATGTATTTATATATGCAGCTAAATTATTATATTTTTGTTTTTTAGATTCAAAGTCTAATACCATACCTACTACGTTTCTTAACTTTGATCCTTTTAGTTGTGATGGTATTTTATCATATAACATTTGAGCTACAATATCAGGTCTATTTCTTGTTATTATAGCTTTTTGTTCTTTGGATAAATTTGGATTAGCTAAAAACTCGTTTAAATAGTTTTCAGCCATACCTCTATAGTTTATTTCTTCATTGTCAAATGCTATATCATAACCAGCTTGTTCTTTATTTGTAGCATTTTGATATATTTCATTTATTTTAGCTACAGCTGTAGGTGAAACAGACATTGCACCTTCTACTTTAGTGTCTCCTTTAACTTGACTTAATACAGCTTTAGATAGTTTACCTTCTTTTATATTTTTTGAATATTCTTTCATAAAATTATAAACTCCTTTGCCATCTTTAAAGTTTATATTTTCATATCCAAAAATCTTTAAAAAGTCAACAATAGCATCTTGTAATTTAGTAAATATATTTTCATTAAATTTAATGCTACCATCTTCGATCATATCAGAAAAATTAGTTAAATACTCTTGATCATAAGTATCTTGGTCAATTAACTCGCCTTTTTCATTATAACCATATTGTCTGTTACGCATGTTATTTTCTAACTGCGCTAAGGTATCAGCATCTAGTGTATTTTTAAAATCTACAACTAACTTGTTTATGTTTTTAATATCAGCAGAAGCAATGATACCATGTAATACTTCGTGTCCACCAACATTAACTTGACCCGTTTTAGCAGCAGCTTCTTTATTTATATATATTTTATTATCTTTTATATATCCACCAACTCTATCTATACTTTTAATATCAGCATTAGACAGTTTTATGCCATCTTTTTTGAGTAAAGCTTGGAATGATGTGCTATCATCAGCAACTTTAGTTTCTAATCCAACTCTTTTACCTTCTGTTTCAGCAAATCTTATTGTTTTCTTAACACTTCTTTCACCTGCCGCTTTTTCAACTGCTTCAGCCTCTGCAATATTTGCTTTTGTTTCAGCTGTTTTAGGACCTCTTTTGGTATATTTACTAGTTATTTCATTTATATCAGCATCAATATCTGATAACATATTTTTTTCGGTTTTAGTACTTGCTCCTACATATTGTAATCTTTGCTTTTCTAAACCTACTAATTTCATTCTATCACCAGCGTCGGTAACTCCTGCTTTTTGAAATTTAGCTAACATGCTAACATTAGTTTGTTTAGCGTCAACTACTGCCTTCAAATTTGCATCATTTGTTACATCAATATCAGCTCCTGCTATTTCTTCAGGTTTTGCTGTTGAAAGAAAATCTAATACTTCTTTTTTCTTTCTTACTTCGCCATTTATTTTATAACTTTTTTGATTTACAATATCAGATATATTAACTACACCTTTTAATTCTGCAACACCTTCAAATAATATATCAGATGTGTCCATTTCTTGACCAGCTGCAATTCTACCTGCTACTTCACCAGTTGAGCCCCCCACACCTTCAATAAGAGCGGCTCTTCTTGCAATTGCGCTAGTACTTGTACCTGCTTTTATAGCAGAAGTTGCCATACCTCTTGATATGCCTAATGTTATACCTTCAACTGCGCCAATAGCAATACCTCTACCAACTGATTTATTTTTTAAATCACGAAGTTTTTCAGGGTCTTCTAATATTTTTCTAATATTTTCTTTATTAAACTCTTGATCACCTAATTGTTCTTTTAATAGCTCTGAAAGAGTTAAGCTAGTTTCCATTGCGCCAACTAAACCGGCTACACCGCCACCTACTGCACCTGTAACAGTACCTATAGGTGTTGCTGCACTACCAATTAAAGCACCTGTTCCTGCTCCAGCCGCTGCTGCTGTTCTAACCTCGCCTGATTCTAAAGATGTTGCCATTGTTGCTATAGAACTAGCTATAATTTGAGGTAATACTTGCCCTCTTGTTTTTGCATTTGCAATTAAAAAACCTAATATACCACCGCCTGCTTTTTCATATTCTTTTTGATATTGCAACATTTCATCTGACATGCCTTTAGATTGTATACGTTTGTCAGCTGCAATAAAAGCCTCTAATTGTTCGTCAGATACGCTAGCGCCTTGTCTATATATATCAAATGCTTCGTCAACACTCATACCTGCTGCTGCACCTGATTCAACTGCTCTACCTATATCGCCAAAAAAGTCTAATACTACATCGCCAAAAAATGTACCTTGAAAAGGTTCTTCAAACGCATATTTATCTTCTTGTGATTCCGAAGAAATATCTGCCGGCCTGAATCCCGTATCGGGTGTTCGAATTTGTGCAGGCACCTCCGTTACACCCACATTCGTGGTGCCTGGCTGAAAATTTGTATCTTCAGGCTGTTCTGTTCTTACAAGTACTGCGTCAGGATATTTGTTAAGAAAAGCGTCCTGACCAGCTTTTGATACTTTGACTTCTTCCCCGTCAATAGAGTAAATAAATACTTCCATTATTAATTAAATTTTAAATATTTGTATAAACCTGTTTTACTATAAGCTTCTTTAACTATTTCACCAACTGTTTCTCTTGATAAATTGCTGGTAATTGTAAGTGGTAAAGCTTGTAAAATAGCTGTAGTTGATGCATTTCCGCCATCTTTATAATAATCATCTTTTCCAGGAGTGTTATTAGTTGTAAATCCTCCTCTATTTGCTTCATCAAATTCAAAATATGAATTTACATCAGGCTTATTAAATAGAGCGTTTGTTCCATCAATTCCAAATTTTTCAAAATGTTTTACAAATTTAGCCATATTTTTTCTAGACTGAATATTATTAAAATCAGTTTGACTAAAACCAAAATCATTTAAAGCTGACATATCCTGATCAGTTAATGGCTCTCCACCTTTTGTGCTTTCAACAGCTTTTTTCATTACAGGTATTATATCATTAATTTCACCTGCTGTTCTAAAGTTTTTAAATTGTCGTTCATCAGTAACATCATATCCAAAAACAGATTGGTCTTGAGTTTCTCTTATAGTTCTAATAATTTCACCTGTAGTTTTAAAGTTACCATTAGCATTAAAGAAGCCATTGTTTACCATACTATTTACAACTCTAGTAGCATTTTTAGCTTTTGTATCTTTACTACCAAATCCTAATGAACCTGTATCTTGTGAAAAATAATCAAGAAGATCCGTTGCTTCGCCGTCGCCTTCATCCTCTAATTTTTCTTTATTTATTTTTAAACTTGTTTCAGCTGCTTCATCTCGTATTCTTTGTCTATCCATTTCATCTTGACTTAGCTGTTTAACACCTTCTTGTGGCACTTTTACAAAGTTATTATCAAATGCTTGATTAGATAACACATTTTGAGAAAGTACATCCATACCAGATATTTGTTCATCTGAGCCACTATATGTTCCTTCTAAAATTTGTTTTTCTATATATTTTTTATCTTCATCACTTAAGCCTAAGTCAGGGTTATTTAATAATTCATCAAATCTTTCTTTCATTCCGGGTCTAAATTTATTACCCGTTGATTTACCTTCAGTAAAACTTGCCCATGCTAAATCTGAAAATAATGAACCTTTTTGATCATTATCAAGTCCTTCATAAAATTGATTTACGTTAATTTTTACTCCATTTAATGCGTTTTCTTCATATACTCTATTTGCTGCTCTAACTTCGTCCGCATTTGCATAATTACCTTGTTCATATGCTTTTATTTGCACTGTTCTACCTTCACCATCAGGTAAAGTGTATGTAGCGCCATTAAAATTACCTTTTATATCAACATGTGATGTAGTGTCTACAAAAGCTTTTTTATCTTCTTTTTCAATTTTAAAAACTGTATTTATACCAAGATCATCTGGCTTTAAATCTTTTAGTGCACCTAATGTTACATTAACCCTGTTATCCTGAGGGTCTGAATAAAATAAAATAGGCACTTCACCATTAAAATCTACATCAATAGCTTGATTATTCCAAGCCTCAACTAGTCCTAATGTTTTACCTCCATCAGGTTGATAGCGGCTAACATCTATTTTTTCAATATCAATTTTACTTAATTCACCTCCAATATCAACCATAGATTGTAATTTACCATAGTAATTATCTTTATTAGCATTATAAGTAGCTCTATCAATTTTTTCATCTATATAAGCAAGCTCATTAGCGTTGAAGCCATCTGCTAATTCATTTGCTTGTCTTCTAACATTAACTGTTAAATCACCAGCATTTATAGATCCTCCTAGTCGTCTAAATTTTGAAGTATCATCATATGCTTTATCTAGTTTCCCTTCTTTTTCTTTTTCTTTTTTTCTTTTTTCTGAAAATCCACTTTTAACTAAAGCTTGGCTGGTAGCAAAGCTCTTCATAAATATCTCTACATAGTTAGGTGGTTGTATTATTTTTGGATTATCGTATGCTCCCATAGTTATTTTATTATTATGCTAATTCGCCGGCTAAGCCCATTAAACTTCCCCCTAAAGCACCAAATGCTGCGGTTTCTTGTGCTGCAGCTGATTGCGCATTAACTTGTGCTTGTGTAGCTAAACCAGCTAATCTATTTAGCTTTTGCATTTCTCTATTTTCTCTTGTTTGGAACATAAATTGTCGCCCTTGTACGTCAGCTTGTTGTAATCTTTGCGCTTCAGCCATTCTCATTTGTTGGGCTCTTTGTTCGCCTTGTGCTCTTAATCTTGAATTAGCTGCTTCTTGTTGTCCTATTGTTGCAGATACACCCTGTTTACTTCTTAAAGCTGCTTGCGCTAAAGCTGTTGCACCTGCAGATCCAGCTCCTGTTGCTCTTAATGTATCTAATGTATTAGCTAAAGATACATCAGCCTCATCTGCTTGCATTTCTGCGGCTTGGGTAGAAACCTGTAAATTAGAAAATGGATTATTAATCATACCTGACAAATCTTGTACACCAGCAAAAGGGTTTGTAATTGTTTGCCTTTTTCTTTCTTCTGCAGCTACTCTATTTTGGGCTCTAGTAGCTGCGTCTCTAGCATCTCTTCTTCTTTTGCCTGCACTAATTGCGCCAATTCCTTGTGCAGCTAAACCTATACCGCCTATAATTGCTGTTGCTGTTGCTATTGCCATATTTTATAAATTTTTTACTAATTCGTGTGATGGTTTTTCATCAACATTCCATCCTAATTTTTTATGTGTTTCTATTAAACTTCTAGTTCTACCTATTGAAAATACGTATTTTATTCCTTGGTCTTTTAAAACGCGCTCTACGGCTTGAATTAACAGCTCTATCGCGTCTTTTCTGTCACTTTCTCTATATTCTGGGTTAGATATAACCCATTCAAATAAAGCTGCCTTAGAATTCGTCATATAAACAAATCCAGCAACTATACTTATATCGTTTTTTTCAACTATAAACCCCGTGTCTGGCAAAAAATCTTTTGCTACCGGAGGCCATTTCCATGCTTTCCACCATTGTGATAGCATTTCATAATCTAACTCTTTATCGAGTCTGCGTATATTAAATTCCATTTTAACTTGATTTTGCAATAGTATGCGATACATTAAATAATTCTATTTCTAAATCAGAACCATTTGTCATTTCAACTGTGCTAAAAAATCCTGTTATACCTGATATTGCAACGCCTATAACTTGCCCTTCACCAGTACCTGGATTTTTATTCATTAGTTGTGCATAATATTTGTTTTCTTTTTTAATAAATTTAGGCAGTATATCTCCTGTTAGGCTAACTCCTGCAACATCTGTATTATCATTATTACCATATACTCTAAAAGCTTCCATGTTTAAATCAGTTGTGGCTGATTTCATTTTCCAATTAGCATCGCCTTCATAATTTATAGCTAAAAAGTTTTTAACTAAAGAAGGATTATCGTTTGCTAAAAATTTAATAGTTGAGCTATATGGTACTCCATAAAAACTATTATATGCAGTATTGCTATAATGTTTCCATATATCATTATTATTTAATGTATAATACTCTTTATTCATACTAAATCCAAAATCTGGCTTATATGAATAGAAGCTTGGCCAACCTTTTGACATTTCATCAAATGTCAATGTGTCATACCCCCCTGACAAACTGTCACCCTGCAAAGATATTGAATATTGATCACAGCTATCATCATAAGAACCTACAACTTTGCTAGCTAGTTTTAAATTATCTTTAAAATAATCACGCATACCAGCTGCAGATATTTCTGTAATACCATCTCTTGATAGCCTTAATATTGCCCCTCTATTTTTATCTGCAAAATATTTTCTATTACCTTTAAAAGCAAAACTTTCGGGGTTTTTACTTATACCATATTTCCCGCTATAAGGAACTATTTGGCCAATAACTTGCGCACCTGAAGCTGTTAATCTTCCACCTTCAGCTGTAAATATTGCATCTTTATCTATAAGGGCATAGCTTACTTTATCTTCTTGAAATATATTTAAATTAGTGTCTTCAGCATGTAGCTTTTGTATACTTCCATTTTGTGGATCAATAGCTCTTGTTATTTTTTCTGCAGCATTAAATACATTTGTTTGATTTACATCTGTTCGTGAATTATATATACCAGAATATATTAAAGCGTTTTCTCTTCTGTTTTCAGCATAGTTTTCATCAACTAAATGTGCTTTTGGCCCATTGCTAACAAAAGGTTCATTAAACCCTCCTTTTATTCTTGATTCTTCAACAAATAATTCATTTTCATCTTCAAATCTAAGTATAAAAGTGTTAAAAAAATCTACTTTTAAAGAATAATCTGCCATATTTTATTATTACGTGTTTTATTCGGAACACAATGTAGGATTACTTACTACACCGCTTGAATTAATTCTTATATTATACCCAGCTTCGCCAGCCATTGCAGGATCTGTACTTGCAACATAATATGCGTTTTGTCCGTTAAATAATGTTGTACCTGTATTATTAGTATATACTTTATCACCGTTACTTGGTAAATCTCCTAAACCATCGTGATAAGCTTGTTGTTGTGCTGCATCACTACATGCGCCGGACTGAGATGTATTACCAGGTGATCTGTAAAATCTTGTTACAGTAGAAGCTGTAATTGTAATATTTAAAGTTGCATCTGCCGATAATCCACCCGCGTCCGTAACTCTAATACCTAATGAGTATGTTGCCCCAGCTGTCCAACTATCTTCTGTTGCATGAACTTCACCTGTACTACTAGTAATACCAAAATCGCCTTGGCCATTACCGCTTACTATACTAAATGATAGTCCGTTTTGTAATGCTGAACCTGTTTTACCGCAACCATTGCTACCTGTAAATGTTGTTATTAAATTACCAGTTGTTGTATTATCTGGAACATCTACGTTTATTGTAGTTGGTATTATTGTTGGCGCAACATTTGTTAATGTTATAGTTTTAAATTGTGTAATAGAATTTCCCCCACTGTCAGTTACTTTAAATTCAAACGTAAACGTGTCTTCTGGTCTATTCCTAAACTCATGGCCTACGTGAGCAGAACCTGACGCTGTTTTTAATACATCTCCAACTAATTGAAATTCATTAATTCTATCAACGTTACCTCCGTCTTCTACAGATTCTAATGTGTATGTTTCGCCTGATGGTGAATTATTATTTGTATCTGTATAACCTAATGTTGCTATATTAGTATTTGCTGCAATATTTTCAGCAAATGTATTTGCGGTTAAACTTATATTATTAGGTGTTGAACCTAATGAAGCTTGTATGTTTTCATTTAAATCACTTATTAATCCTGCTGTAGATGTTTCAAAGTATATATCTAAAGCAGAAATAAAAGGGTCAGTTTCTAATACACATAATTTAGACGTGCTAGGTCCTGATCCGCCACCAAAACCGTCTGGTAATTCTGCAACTATAGGGTTTCTATCTTTATTAACAAGCGCACTGTTTTCTGCAACTGTTCCAGTACCTGTACCAAACTGCTGAGCCTCTCCTATTGCAATTATTTCAACAAAATCAGTTGTATTTTGTTGTTTATGACCATTGCCTAATAAACCAGTTGCAATACCAGTAGCATCAACATTTAATATTTTAGGTAATAATTTTGTTTTAGAACTTGCAATAGTATTATCTAAACTATCGTCTAATATATCTCTAGGCACTTTGTTAACATTATCTCCAAATAAAGTAACCCATGAACTTTTATCGCTTGTTGGAAAATCATCTATTAAAGACGGAACATAAACATTGTCATATTCTTGTTGAGCTTGTTTTACAACAACTTTATATGAATACCAACCATAAGGATTAGTAGCCGAGTCATACACATCAGTAATTGTAGCGCCAAAATCTATATTTAAAGCTGTTCCGTTCCACCTGTTAGCATTATTATATGCACCGCCTGTAAATGGTGTTATAGCTGTTCCACCTTTAGGTGTTACAAAAGTTGTATTTGATGTAGGTAAAAACACTGTAGATTGTCTTCCGTATTTATCAGACAATACTAATCCTGCAGAATATTCTCTAGCTTGTTTGACAGAATGTAATAAATATTGTGTATTATACCTGGTTTGATCTCTATTAGTTACACTAATTTCATCTTTGTTATTTACAAGATTTGTTATAGGTCTATTTATTTTAAAATTACCATATATAATTCTATTACCAGAAACTTCTTGCGCTTTTGCTTTTAAAGGAACTATATCTGAAACTCTTGTTATATCTTGTTCTGGTAATGTTTTAATAGGCTTTGATGAGTCATATACATATTCTATACCATATCTTAATTTACCTTTTGTATCTGTTCCTGGATCAACTCTATGTTTTATTATTGCATTTAAAGAAGCTGTTCCTGTAGGTATTTTTATAGTTTCTACAACTTTAACAGCTGGGCTGTTTGATTCTGCATATACTATTTCAACTCTTTTTATATTTAATGGATTTGTATAATTAGAAATGCTTTTAAAAAAGTATAGTTTTTCACCATGAAGTATTGCATGTTCAGCAGGTATTTCTTCATTAAATTTAATGGTTGAATCTAATGCTAAGTTACTGTTTTCAGTTATAGAATGAACAGTATATTTATCACCTCTTTCAGTAAGCAGTGTTGTTGTGTTATCAATTACGCCTGCCGCACTACCTGATGGCGCAGATATAGAATTTATAGTTTGATTTGATTGTGCAGCGCCAACTAAATGAGCATCTACCGCTACAGTACCGGTATTACCAGCATCAGCTGAAGCTACATTATCTTTTGATTGATCAGTTGGTAAATCTATAAATAAACGAACTCTGTTTACCATATTCTGCATCATATCAACTACTGTAGTTTTTTGAACTTGTGCACGCTCGGTTAAGCTAAGAATACCCGCGTCTCCGTCTTTAAAGCTACCGTTATTTATATTTTTATTTTTTCCAGGTAAAAAACATGTTTGTGTAAAAGGTGATATTAAAGAAACTTCATTATTAGCATATACATATCTATAACCAAATTTAACAAACTTATCTCTTATGTGTAAGCTAGGAACTGTAGATGCAGATACTTTTGTCATTCTTACTTTCGGCGCTGCATACGGTGCTACCTGAGCTACACTAATTCTATCTTCAAAGAAATCATCATCAGGATATGATGTTGTTTCAATATTTATTCTTCTAGGCTGATTATAATTATCAGTCCAAAATAATAAATTACTTAACTGATTAACATGATGTATATGATGATTTTTAGAAAAGTTTAATTTTTTATTATCAATAATTGCAGTAGGACTGGTGCCTTCTATAGTGTTTATTTTATATATTCTACAAGTGTGAGAAAAGGTTAATGCAACACCATCTAATACTGTTTGTGCAGATTGAGCTTTATTTAATCTTATTGTTGATACATTACTAGTTGTAGATATTGATTGTACATAACTATTTGATGCAACACCTGTTCCAGTTACTTGCATACCAACTTGTATATCATGATTTGAAGCATTAGCTATTTCAACTAATCTATGCCCTGTTGTATCATCATCATGAGTTACATCATTAGTTCCCACAACAACATCTGTAGCAGCTTTATGATCTAAAACATTATCACTAGCTGGGCCAGCAAATGAAGTAACAAACCAAAATACATCACCTGTTTGTGAATTTGCATAATACCCTATAGTGTCCCATAGCGGAAATACTTCATCGTTTAAATTTACAATTGCGCTTGTTGGTAAGCCTAAAGAAGTAGTATATTGTATAGTGTTGCCTTTAATATTTTGAGCTGCTCCAACATTGCTACTATCAGACTTTGCTATTTTAATATTTTCTGCGTCTCTATATTGTCCTTTAGGTAATATTCTATCATCAAGGTCTTTATTCATTTTACCTTGAAGAAAACTACTTTTTATTTCTGGCATTTATTAATTTTTAATTCGTTTAGACTTGCCTCTCATAACTTGTTCTAGCTCACCTATTTTGTAACTAGACAATCTTATTTTAGCATTTCTCATAGCCGCTCTTCTTTCTTTTCTAAATCTATTTATAATATATTCAGGAAAGTTTGCTCTTCCGCTTGCTAAAGCATAAGTTATATATTTATATATTGCGTCTTCTGCATACTTATGAACTTTCATTTCATCATCTGTTCCTAAGCCATCAGATATATATTTTATAGTAATAAGTTTACCAGATAACTCGCTGCTAAATGTAAATTTACCATTTAATTCATCAACAATAAATACTCCATTTTTTTGTGATAGCTCAGGATCTAAGCCGAATCTTTCACCATAATTAAATATTCTTTCAGCAGATCTATCTGCATTATAATTAAGGTTTTGATCAGCTAAGTCGCCTGACAAATTAGTGTGATCAAATGAATTAAATTTATCTTGTGTTACAGGAAATCCCGTTAATAATGTGTTATCGTCATCATAAAGATAATTATAATCATCATCTTGTAATATTGATTGAGAAGGAACTGATGTATATTTAGCAGGATATATAATGTGCTCTACACCTGCCGCGTCTATGCTAGATAATCTAACATAGTGAACATAGTCTTGTGGCATTGGCACACTTAAAGAAGGATTTACTTCAATTTCTTGTATTTTTTCAATTCTTGATATATCATAAGCAAATTCTTGTATTCCTCTTTTAGCGTGAAATAATACTTCTGTTCTTTTACATGTAGGTATTAACTTTCCATCTCCAACATATATCATCATATAGTTATTAATTATATCAATCAAAGATATATACCTATAATTACCGTGTTTTCTTTTTGTAAGAGTTACTAAAACAACATCACCTGCTGTTCTTCCGCTACTAAATGTTACAGTTGGGCTACTATATGTATATAGATTATCATCAACTTCTTGCCCATTAACTAACACAATAAATTCAGATTCTGCTGTAGGCAGAGGATCAAAATTTACAGTAAAAGCTGTTTGATTTGATGTAGCTATAAACTGTTGACTATTATTATAGTACTGAAAATGTGTTTGTGTTATAAGTCCCATTTATATTAATTTTCTAATTGTATTTGTTTTCCTTCTTCTGCACTTACTGCTTGAACTACTGATGGATCAGATATTATTACTCCTGCATATTTTAATATACCTAATACTAAATCAACTCTATCTGATTCATGTAATGTAAAATCTGTCATAGGATCATTAGCCGTTAATGCTCCTGTTGTAGGGTTTACAGTGTGGTTCCAATTTATTTCATCAGGTATTTTTATATATTCAATAAGTAAATTACCTAATGTCCAACTACCGTCTGATAATGCTGGTTCAACAATAATATCTGTTGCTCTCTGATAATACACAGGAAAAGATTTTGTTGGTTTAGTTAAAGGGGAAGATAGTAAATACGATAATTTACTTTTTTCAACTTTTTCTAGCTGAATAGTTCTATTAGTTATACTAATATTTATTGTTTTAAATAAATCTGTTGGTAATGTTCCGATACCATTTGTTAATGTAATATCTGCTTGTTTAAAAAACGGATCTATTTTTTGTTCAATTTTTTCTGGTATATTACCATAATCATTCACAGCCATGCCTCTATGGTGTTTTACAACAGCACGGTTATAATCGTGAAAGTTTTTTTCTAGTATATCAAGTTGAACCTGAATGCCAATTTTTTCAAATTCGTCAGGCGTTAAGAATCCTCTTGATTCTTTATTTAGTATTGATAATACTGTTTTATATACTTTATCAACTGATATTGCCATAATATTTATTTATATAATGATTAAGCCGCTTATAGCGGCCTAACCACTATAAACAAACTATTTAAGTTTTTTCTCTACTGTTTTATAAACTTCAATACCTTCGTCTGTTTTAAACCATGCCACCAAAGCAGAATATGGGTTTTCATCAAACGGTACAGTAAATAGTTTTCTTTTGTTTTTACCTGCAGTAAATGTTCTTTGATCAGGAGATAATCCTAATATACCCATTTCTACAGCTTTTATACCTAAGTTTCTTATGTTAATGCTGTCATCATTCGCTAATTCTAAGAACAATTCAGGTTGTTCCTTAGCCATTAAGAATAAATCTCTTTTTAACTCCTTAGTGCTCATCTTAGACACCGTAGAACCTCTTTCTGTTCTAACTATAGCTTCAACTTGGTCTATATCCATTGACATAGCTGCTTGCATAGCTTCAAACTCTACATTTATTTGTTCTAATTCATCTTTAGCAACTGCTTCAGGATTAAACTCTTCATACACATTATCTTTATCTTTATGATATACTGATAATATTTGTTGTAATACAGGTTTTTCCTTAGGTACATTTAAAACGCCATCATAAAATATAATGTGTTCTAATCTTGCTTCACCTTTGAATTCATCTACAAAAGGTGTTTTTTGATTTGTTGTATATGTTATAGCTCTTTCATAACCAAGTTCTTCATCAAACCACATAATGTTTTTTGATTTAAGTATATATACAACAGGCTCTTTATCGCCTTTTAAAAAATATTGTCTATCTTTATATTCCCATTTTGGCGCTTTAGCCACAACAGGTTTTTCTTTTTTTGTTTTTTCCATGATATAATATAATAAAAATTTTAAACTAATATAAGGGTCTGGGTGCCGAAGCACCCGTTACCTTATAATATTATGTACTATTATTTAAATAATACAAAGTTGTTAGCCGCTTGTACAACTAAACATCTTTCTGATAAGTAATTAATTTGCATTACGTCATCTCCTGATGCTGTTGCCCCACCGACTGAGCCAGTAATCCAAGATTTCATTCTTCTATCGTCTGCCTGAGAAGCTCTATATCTTACGTGTAAGAAAGGTCTTCTAATGTTTTGCCCTAATTGCTGATCGTATACAGATGATGTTCCAGCAGGTACTAATACCCCTTTAATATCACTGAATAATCCTCTAGCTGATGGGTTGTTCATATATTTCCAGTCAGTCTTATAGAAATCATAAGATCCTCTTCTGAATCCTCTAAATCCAAGGTTTAACGCCATGTCTTCAGAATTTTCAAATACTCCAAATGCAGTACCACCAGCTGAACCAGCAGATACATTTGCAAGACCATCATCTAAAATTAGATTAGCATCTCTATTTAAGAATAACATATTTTCTTCAATAGCACCTTGCTTATCTAGATTTTTTAGAATTAAGTCAAAGTCAGAAATAACGTCGCCTGCTGCGTCAAATGCGTCAGCTGCTACGATACCTCTTGATTCAATAGCTGAGAAAAGACCTTCAGATCCAATAGCGTCGCCATTAGCAATACCATGACCTGTTACACTGACATAAGCCGCAGCTTCATCAATAGCGTTGTTAGAGTCTCCTTTAACAGCTTCAATCATAGACATTTCTAAATAATCTTCAAATCTCATTCTCGTGTCACCTTCAGCTTTTAAGTACCATAAGTAACCGCCAACACCTGTTTCACCAGATACTTCAACCCATCCGATCTGAGCTGTGTCAGAACCAGAGATTTCAAATCTGTCTTTTAAGATAATTGGTTTGTTAGATAATACTGAAAAGTTTGGAGTAACTGATCCTGCCATAGGGCCTGATCCTTTAATAAATTCAGAACCATAAACAAAGAATGAACACTTGTTAGCCGAGTTATCATCTTTTGTGTCAAATCCTGAAACTGCACCAACTGAAGCACCACCTACATAAGGTAATACTTTTAATGTAGTAGAAGAACCTACTTCTGATACATAACATTTAATAATAGTTGGTGAAGTTTGTAAGTCAGATAGTACAATTGTTTGTCCTACTCTAACAGCGTGTCCCGCTGATACAGTAATAGTACCATCATTAACTACTTCTGCGTTTTCGTATGCTAAATGCAATCTACCTTGCTCAGACCAAATAACTTGATCAGAAGCCATAGGCATTTCTGCACCTACCATTCTCAAGAAAGAAGAAACTGAACGGTTTCCGTATCTTTCAACTTCTTGAGCATATAATTCAGGTAAATACTGCTGTGACCAGTTTGCACCACCTGAACCATGGAAGTTCAAATAATTGTCCGCTAATACTGCTTTACTCGCATTAGGAGTAATATCAGTAGGTAACGAACTAAAAGTTGCGTTTGCCATAATTTTTAAATTTTAAAGTTTAGTAATTTTTAAGTTTTAGTTTTAGCTTAGAATTACTATCTCCTGTTATTGCTCTAACTTTTAAACCACCGCTTTCAACATAACCATCTGCAGTTTTTCTAGGATCCATATTAATGTTCTTAGCCTCTTTAGATAATTGTTTGATTGCGTCAGATTTACCTTGTTGGTAAAAGTGGTTAGCTATTGCGTCAGGATTTTTAGCCGCAAATAAAGCTTTATGAAAATCACCTGAGTTTTTAAGAAGATTATTCTTATCAACGTATTTATCAAAAACATTTGATAAAGTTTGCGATTCTTTTTCTTTATTTACATCTTTTATATTGAAACGATATTTTTTATCGTCAACATTGAAATTAAAACCTTTAAAATCTTTGTTAAAAACGTTATTTGTTTCTTTAGTAAAATGTGATGTTTGCTTAGCCAGTAATTGTTCTGCCGATTTTTGCTCATCATTGTAGCGGTTGAAAAATTCAATTGCTTTTTGCTGATCAGGAAGTAAATTAGAACCCAACTTGACTTCTTTATAATAATCCTTTTTCAGGTTTTCCAAAAAGCTTTTTGCACCTGCAACCTCTTCTTTCAGAGCTAAATTTTTTCTTTTTTGTGTTCTCTCATCGTCTAAATCTTCATCAATTGAAAATTTATCTTCTAATAAAAATTGTATTTCATCATAAGATAGATGAGGTTTTGTTTGCTTATAATACTCTATAAGTAGTGTATTATCATCAACATCAGAATAATCTGCATTTAATCTTACATAATCTTCTAATGTCCCACCAGTTTCATTCATAAATTTTACCAGATCTTCTACGTTTTCTGGTAAATCTAATTTAGATTCCTGTGTTTCTTCTTCCGATAATACTTCTTCTTGTTCCGATGCGGTGTCGGTAGCTTCAGGGCCTCCATCCACTCCTGCCTCGTCAGTTGTATTTGTTTCATTGGTTTCATCGGTTATTTCTTCTATTATCGGTAATTCTTCTATTTTTTCTTCTTCGCGTACTCCTTGCAGTTCCACTTCGGCTTCTTCCCCAGTTTCTTCATTCTCGCTGCTTCCGCGTAGCACGCCATCCTCTGTTTCTTGTTCTTGAACGGCATCTTGTTCTTGTTTTGATTTGTTAACTTCGTCTACATTTACTTTGTACATACCGTCTTCTTCAACGGTTACACCGGCGTTTTGTAATACCTCTTTTTCTTGCTCAGCTACAGACTTCGGTTCTTCCGCTTCTACAGCTTGTGCTTTTAATTCTTCTGCCATAATATAATATTATATAATTGTTAAAAAATGTTATCTTGGTTCAAATTGTTCTAAACCAAATCCACCTAAGTTATCAAATCCTGCAGATTCAAAGTTTTTTGGTGGTTTACCAGATTTTCTCTGGTCAATCAACTCACTTTGTTGAGTAGCTTGTATTTTTGTTCTTTTATCTTTACGATCTTCTTTATACTTTTCTTTATTATTAATTACATTTGATTCAACTTCTTTAAGTCGCATATTTAACATAAATTCATGTTCCATTAATTCTTTCTTAATTGCAGCTTCTCTTTCCATTTTTGCTATATCAAATTGGTTTTGCGCTTCAGCAATTTGTACTTTAGTTTGTGCTAATCCTTGTTGTTTTTGCATTTCAGCTTGTGCAGCTACTTGTGCAGCTTGTGCATTAGACTGAGAATTTGCTTGAATATTTTGTAATTGAATTTGTCTATCTTGCTGAAACTTTTTCTTTCTTCTTAGCTTTAACAATTGATTTGCTAATTTTAAATTTTTAATTTCTCTAATATCGATAGCATCGTCTAGCTCAATTTGCTTTTGTTGCAATGCCATTTGTATATTATTTTCTAATAATTGTTTTTCAGTATCGTCAGGTGCTAATTCTAAAAATATACCAAAGTCATGTAAATGTAAAGAATGTAATTCTTTTAAGGTACCTGCGTTAAATTTACCTAAAGTTTCAAATAAAGCATTTGATGTATTAGAATATTCTAAAACATCAGATATTCTTAGTGATATACATTCAGCTGTTTTTAAAGTTAAATATAAACCAGCTTGCAATATATGTCTTGTTGCGGTGTTGCTATTTGCAGCTGCAAGTTTTTGTAAACCTACTAAAGCTTGCCCATCAGGCATACTACCATCTCTTGCTTCATTAAGCCCAGTAACATCTCTCATCATTTGTAAATAATAATTATAAGACTGTATTAAGCTTGATAGTTTACCGCTGCCACTACCCGCTCTTAATTCTTGTATAGGCACTTTAGCGTTATTAAAATCACCGTCTTGTGTCATTGATCTACCAATAACACTACCGGTTTGGAAGTACATATTTAATGCCTCTTGTGGATTATAATTTGTTCCATTACCTAAATCTACTTCCGCAATGCCGTCCGCATCTAAGAATACGCCGTCTGGTACCATTCTTGAAAGAACTTGCTGTAATTTTAAATGCGTTATTTGAATCATGTCTGCGAATGATGTCATTCTGCTAACTAAAGATTCTGGCTTACCTTTATATATTCTTGGTGCTACTATATTATAACTCATTTTAACCTTAGTAATATCAGACTTAGGTCGAGTCATATTAACAGCTTTACTCCATTTTAAAATTTTATCTTGTCCAACTATTTTAACACCACAATATAAACACTCTATAGATCTTTGTACTTTTTCAAATCTAGCTCTAGAATCTTTAGGCGGATTGAACTCATCCGTTTTTTCTATAGATTTTTCAGCTCCTGATGCAGTTCGTTTTACTTTATAAACCTGATTTTCAAAAGTTTTATATTCAAAATATAATATATGAACCATGCTTTTATCATTAGAATCTGAATTAACATAAGCTCTATTATACATTTTATGATTAGTGCCGTAATCCTCCAGCTTTTTTATATCCTCTTTTGTTAACTGAGGAAACTCTTTTTTTAATTGAGTTATACTAACTTTTCTTACTTCACCTACATAATATATATCATCAAAATATGGTGACTCTGTATATGAATATACTAAATCAGAAGGATCAACATAATCTAATTTTATTCCTTCTGCTGTATTAAAACTATTTTTAACACAAGCCATACCTAACGTTACAATATCATAATCTAATCTTTTCTTTAATAAATCATAATTATTTACATCAAATACATTACTTATAGCCTCTTCTTCAGCTATTTCAACAGCCTGTTTATAGTTTAATTGCATATGCAAAGCTAGCTCGTCATTATTTTCAGGAAGATCTTTAGTTTCAATTTTTGTAACTCTAGTATCTACGCCTAATAATTGTTTAGCTTGTTCATTAAATTCTTTTGTACGCATATCCCTTAGTATATCCTCCATATACTTGGTTCTTTTTTCATTAGCTGTTTTATCTATAGAATATGCTTTTAAATCATAAGCTCTTTCTGCAATACCATTAACAACTATATCTACAAACTTAGGTATAATAGGTACAGGCTTCCAATCTAAATTAAGATATGATAAATCACCATTAATTGATAATTCATTTTTATATTTTTGAACACTTTGTTCGCCTCTTGCATATAGTTTTAATCTATGGAATTGGTCTCTGTTTGCAAAGTAACGGGTACTTCCTGAGTCTTTTTTAAACCATTCGTCCTCTATAGCTTTACCAACTTGTAATCCATACTTAGGATCTGCTTTCTCAATGTCTGGCACTGCCTGACTTGGAAAAATACCTTTAGTTGCTACTTTCATTTATTGTATTATTTTTGAAATGTTTCCTTTGTTGTTATATTTAGCAAAACTAAAATTAACTGTACTGTTATATTCTTTTTTAATTCTTGGCGCATATAAATGTCTGTTACACGCCATTATAGCTAAACCAGAACTAATTGCTGCATCAAATTTAGTTCTTTTATTTATGTCAAACTTTGCCCAATCATTTAAAGTATTATTAAAATACATGTCTCCATAATCTCCTGACGGTAATTGTCCCACGTATGTATTTATATAACTTTCAATTGCAGCTGCATGAGCTTGTTTTATATCTTCGCTTGAATTAGGTATTCCACCTATTTCTTTTTCTGCTATAGATAATTTATTCCAGATTTTATCTGGTCTATTCATAGAGTATTTTCTATACCCTCTTCTTTTTAAATAATATAATAATCTTGGTTTATTATTTTCTGCAAGTATTGGCATACCATAAAAATGTAATGCCATTAATATATCTTCAAAAAATATTTCAGCTGTTTGAGGCCTAGCTATATATTCTAAAAAAAACTTATTAGCCGGCGCATCTTCCATGCTAAATTTTGTAAGACCGTGTAAAGCCCCTTTAGACCCTTGTCCATCTGTAGTTCCGGATATATCATAACTATCACAGCCAAAAGCTCCAATATGTTCATTACCTGGATGTTTAATACCATTTTTTGTTATATATTTATTTTGTAATTCTACAGAAGGTACCCAGCTTATATTAAATCTTCCTTTGGGGTTTGGTACAAATTTTACTTTTGTATCTTTAATACCATTTTCCCATTGAAAATCACCTGTGCTATAATTTGAAGTTAATTTTATTTCTTCATTAAAATCAACTTGTTCATATATTTTAGCTAGATTAAATATACTATTTTTAGTTTCGTCTCTGAAAGCATGTTCTTCAGTACGCGGGAACTGTCTATAAAATTCATTTAAAGCGTCAGCGTCTCCCTTTAAACCTTCAACTTCGTTTTCCCAATGGGCAATGACCCCGACATCAATAAGTGTTCCATGTACATCTTCTGTCTTTTCTTTCGGGCTGTCGAATACAGGTATTCCATAAGAATCAATGAATCCTTCGTAGTTCCATTCCATAGGTATGAACAAACTATATAATCCCGAGCGAGTCTGTCCATTGCGGTTTCTTTTTGTAACGTCTGAATCATCATATAGTTTTTTAAAGTTTTCGCCACCTTTATCTAATGAGTTACTTGTTGAACCCATCATACATTTACCAATAACTCTAGACCCTAATCTTAACGTGGTTTTCGTGACCCTCCAGTTGTTGAGGATATTGTCTGGCCTCTCCCACTTTCCTGCTTCATCGTGGACAAGGAGGGATAATTTCTCCCCGTCATACGAGTTATCTCCGGTATTTTTCCAGTCGATTGTGGTGTCCAAACCTTCGAGCTCCTCGGTCCTTTCGTTCGCGAGTATCTTACGTCTGGTAAATTTACTTGCTGGTACACGATAGGCCAACTCGGTTTTGGGACGATCCATACCGTCTTGTATTGGTTTAAAAAAGAAGGGGTAATTGACCGATATGGGTACCACTTTATCTGTGAACATCTTTTTAGCATCAGCACCGGACTTTGATAATATACCGTACCTAGAGTCAGAGGATATTGTTGCCAAATTAACTGCCTCGCTGGATGCCATAAATGAAAATCCAGAACGCCTATTTTTGAGGTAACACATTCCGTAGGATCTATCGTCAGCTTTGCAAGCTTCCCAGAAAATGAAGAAAAGTCTGTTTGCTTCCCTAAACTCTGGTTTGCCAACGTCAATTTTAGTCCACTGCAAGTACATGTAGTGAGTACCAGTAATGTAAGTATCAACACCTTTATTGCAGAACCAATAACCTTGTTCTCTTTTAGTAAACTCATCTTCAATATATTCGTGCCATTTATTTTTAAAATCTTGTGGCAACTCTTTCCAATCAAATATAGTTTTTACTTTTTGAAGTTCTTTTGGGTACTCTTTTGCAATCCACTTATTATGCTTTTTACATATGCTTTTGGGTTTAGGTAAAGCAATACGTAAATTTTGGATTTCATATATTTCGCCAATTTGACCAGTTTTTGATATAATGATAATATCGTGTTCTTTATTATATCCATATTCCCACTTTTTAGATTTATTTAATCTTTTAATTGTATTTATTTTTATAGGCTCTATAACCTTATATAAAGTTTGCTTATACATTATTTAGATCTTTTTTCAGCAAAACCTTTAAAAACATTTTCTTTTTGTTCTAATGGTTTATTTTCTAATAATGCTTTTTCTTCTTCAATACGATTTAATATTTCAAAAGCATCAAATATAGCTAGCTTTTTTGTAGCCGCTGCATTTTTTAATCTATCTGCTGATATATCATCTTCAGTTTCAACTATAGGCTCTTTAGCAACTTTGATAAGTTCTTTAACTGCATCATGCCCAGCTTGGATTATATTCTTCTTCGTTTCCTTGACGTTCATATTTAATAGATATTGAATTAGTTGGTACTCTATATAATCTTTCACCATCAACAATAAATTCATATTCGCTATCAGGTGTAAAACCTACTAAATCTTCTTTATTAATATTATCAAGTTGTTTATCAACATATTTTATAATACCTCTTAACGGTATTTCTTTTTCATTTAATAATATATCATTAGATTTTATAGGTTTAACAAAACAATAACCTTTTGGCGCATGCCATTTATTATTTCTTTTATATAAAAATATTTGATCTAGCGTTATAAAATATTTATTATCTTTATAATAGCTTTTACTATTTTGTTCATTGCCCCTAATATCATACCATCTCCTAAATACATTATGATGAACAATAACTTCATCTCCCTTTTGTATTTCTCCATGCTCTAATATAGGTTTAGATAAAACTATACCATTACGGCTTATATATCTGTGATCAGATATTTCAGAATTAACTAATAATTCTTTATCACCAATTTTTTTTGTATTATTATATCTTTTATTCTTAGGTTTAATTATAAAATTATATATACTTTGCATTAATATTCTAAATTATATTCAACAGCTATAGCCATATTTTTATTAAAATCTTTCCAAGGTAATACTTCACTATTTTTTTTAATAAATATTGAAAATTTATCTTCAGACTCTATAATACTATGTATTATATGATTTCCATAAACTTCTTGGCCTACAGCATAGTGCATTGCATCATTTTTATAATCTCTTCCTATACTTATTTTTCTTACTAGAGACGACATGATTATTCTATATTTGATTCAAATTTTCCAGTTTGCATATTAATTTTTACATTTCCATACTTTTCTTTCATACCGTCTTGAAAATTAGCTAAATCTTGTTGAACTAATCTAACGCTATTTAATAAACTGGCTTTTTGTATTTCTAAGCTACCTATTTGTGCTGATCCATTGTTTAACTTTTGAATTATAGTTTGTAAAATTTCTAATTCTTCTTTAGTTAATTCAGTTGCTACTTTAGCTTTAGGTGCTGATTTTTTATAAGTTTTTCCCATGATATTTAATTTAATTTATTATTTTGGTGGTTGTTCTACAAACCAACCCTTATATTGTTCTCTTTTCCACATTATATATTGAAAGTACTTGTCAACTTTTTCTTTCCAGTTTTTATCAAGCTCAGGATTTATAATACCTGATTTATAATTTGAAAAAGATTTGTTTATAAAGTCTTTTGCATTTTTTTGATGATAAAATAAATAATTATTTATAGTATAAAAAGATCCTCTTTGTATATTATTCCATACGTCTATAGGTGAAGTATCTTTACCTAAAACAATAGAATATATACAACTTTCACTTATATGCGTTGTATATACACCTTTAGCTTTTTGCATATAATAATACATATTTATATCTCTTGGTAATACATTATGTTCACCAAAAAAATCTTTTAATTCACCAATAATTTGATGTGTTGTTATTGGGTGAGGTTTAAAATATACATTATCACCATGTAAATGAGCAATATGTTTTAATCTATTTAAACATACGTTTTCTCTTACTTTATTAGAACCTGGTAAAACTACCAAATAATCTTTAGGTTTATAAGTATTTATAGAACTTTCGTCCCTATCCTCATATTTATTAGACTTATTATCTACAACTCTTTTTACAAACCACGAAGCATAATCATTTATTTTTTGTTTACTTGTATCATGCCATGCATCGCTCAACTGAGTATTTCTCATTAAAAAGTTTAATGGTTGTAAATAAAAACATCCAGCATATTCTGTATATGCCATTGTTTTGAAATAAGGCATTTCATCTGCTAATACATCATAACTAGCTTTTAGCCCTACTTCGCTACATTTTCTAAGCACATAACCTTCAACATCTTCAAGGTTATATAGCTTTCTATCTTTTTTTAAGTGCCCAATCCTCTTATCGAGCTCTTTTTTGTTAAACATTTCCATAAAATTTGATTTAATTTGACATATTATATTAATTACATGCTTTTATATAATACTAACTTCTTGGATGTACCACAGAATCTCCTGGCTGTGAAGCTCTAGTTGATGGATTGTACCAAGTTGTTAATGTATTAAAGCCTGTATTAAACGTTGTAGTATACACGGTAGTCGTTGCAAATGTTGTTGTAGTTGTTGTACTGGTATTATATGTTGTTGTTGTTGACGTACTTGTATTA